CGAAGGCTATTTCGGGAATTTACGACTGCGGAGTGTACAAGAACTTGTGAGTAGCGTATTGTTTATAATCGTCAAAGCATACACATTGAAGCAGTAAGAAGTATCCGCAAGGACTTCAATTTCTCGATGTGTTTGAGTATATTTCAACACATTTTGAGTGGCAGGCGGCTATATGGAAGAAATACAACAGAAAAAGGTCGCCATGATCAGCCCGGACGGCAAGAAAAGCTTTGTGCCATTGACGGAATTTATGAGTAAGGTGCGATATGCGAACCTGGCAAACGTGAAGATCCGCGACCTGGAAAATAACCGCGACTACAATCCTACCTATAAAAAGTACACCAAGAGCCAGATTGTTACCTATTTGGCGAACCCGGCCAACTATGAAGTGCAGCTGCGGCAGATGAGCCAATACCTGTTCAATATTTCGAACTATTACAGGCGGCTGATTCAGTATTTTGCCAACATGAGCACGTTCAGTTACATTGTGGTGCCGTATGGCATTGATTATTCCAAGAATGTAAACCTGCAAAAGTTCAAAAAAGGTTACTATGCGGTGACGGCACAGTTGGAAAAGATGAACCTGCGGCACGAGTTCAGCCGGGCGTTGATGGTGGCGTTCCGTGATGATGTGTATTACGGGTACGCATGGGAAACAAACGACAGCTACACCTTCCAGCAGCTGGATGCAGACTATTGCAAGATCAGCAGCATTGAGGATGGTGTATACAACTTTGCGTTCAATTTTTCTTACTTTGATTCCCACAGTGAGCGATTACCAAATTTTCCGCCGGAATTTACCACGATGTACAGTGCGTACCAGAAGGACTCCGGTTTGAAGTGGCAGGAGCTGTCAAGTGAGAATTCTATCTGTTTGAAAGTAAACGAGCAGACATATGTACCGATCCCGCCGTTTGTGAGCTTGTTCAGCGCACTGGCGGATATTGAAGACTACCGGGCGATCAGCAAGGATGCCAGTGAAGTGAATAATTACAAGGCGTTGGCGCTGGAGATCCCGGTGGGGGATGACGGTACATTTTTGATTGACTACGACCTGTGCAAAGAGTTTTACGATATGCTGTGCAACGTACTGCCGGAGAACATTGGCGCGATTATGAGTCCGATGAAGATCAGCAGCTGGGACTTTGAAAAAAGTGGAGCTGTAAGCGGCAGTGACGATGTAGCAAAAGCCGAAAATTCGATGTGGAAACAGGCGGGTGTAAACAATATTTTGTTTGGTGGCGGTGAAGACCCCAGCAGCTCTACGCTGAGCCTTTCTACCGTGAATGACCAGATGATTGTGTTTGCGATGATGCGGCAGATTGAACGCTGGATCAACCGTAAATTAAAGAGTGTTTCGACGGCAGTTAAGTTTAAGGTAAATATTTTAGATGTGACGTATTTTAACCGGCAGGAAGTGCATGACCGCCTTGTAAAAGATGGCCAGTACGGAATGCCGGTGCGCAGTGCCATTATGGCGACAAGCGGATACAGCCCAAGTGATGTGGAGAACATGCAGTACCTGGAAAACACGGTATTGAACCTGGCGGGCAATGAGGTGCCGCTGATAAGCTCCAACACGCAGAGCGCTGCTGACAGTAATGCCGCGACAGATGAAGGCGGACGCCCCACCAATGCAAGTGAGGGTAAGGCGCTGACAGACGCAGGCGAGAACAGCAGCGAGGAAGACCTGGCGACAGGAGGCTGATTGAGCGATGAAGCGTGAAGTTAAAGTGCGCGGCCGTGACGTGGTACTATATTTGCTGCGCCAGAAAAAGAAGCTGGTGCGGGAAGAGCGCGACAGTGGCGGCCATACAGTATATATTTTTGAACTTGACGACGATGATTTGAAGGCTGTGCAGGAGTTTGCCGCACAGCAGAAAAAACGAAATTACTTTTGAGAGACCGCTATGCAAGCGGCCTTTTTTAGTTTACGGGGTGATTGGATGTGAGTGAGCGGTTGAACCGCCTGCCAATTACCTTTGAAAAAACCGGAGAAGTGATGGGCAAAGATGCGCGTTTTATTAACGTGACGATTGATGTGCTGCATACTGGCGGCAACCTGAACGGATCGCGGTTTGAAAAAGAGGTAGTTGACCGGGCAGCAAAGAGTATTGCGAATACCCCGATCCTTGGATACATTGAGCAGAATGACGATGATGAGCTTGATTTTAAGGGTCACGAACATGAGCTGATTGTGGACGAGGACGGGATTCGATATGTATATGCCGGCAGCGCTTACGGTGTGATACCGGAGAGCTGCAACCCGCGCTGGGTAAGCCGGGATGACGGCACAGGAAAAACACGGGAATATTTGCGCGTTGACGGGTTGCTGTGGACCAAGTTTGACGATTCCTGTGGAATTTTTGAGCGGGATGTGGTGAAAGGGCAGAGCATGGAGATCACCAACATGGAAGGCTATGTGGATAAAGACGGCTACTATGTTGTGCAGAATTTTGATTTTGATGGCTGCTGCGTGCTTTCCACCACTGACCCGCAAATCCGACCAGCAATGACGGGCAGCACAGTTACGGCGAATTTTACCGCCGCGACGATTGCGAGCCAGGTTAAGGATATGCTGGCGGAATACACAGCTTTACAGAGATCTGAATCCTCCAAGGAGGCTCAGATAGATAATTTTGCGAAAGGAGACGATTGCTTGAAAGAAAAAGAAGAAATTCTGGCTTCTTACGGCATTGACGCTTCTACGCTGGAGTTCTCTTTGGAGGAAATTACCATTGAGGAACTGAAAGCGAAGTGTGAAGAGATGGCTGCGGAAAAGGCTGGAGAGCCGGAGGAGCCGCAGGGTGAACCGGAAAGTGAGCCGGCCGCAGAGCCTGCCGCCGAACCTGCAGAACCCGAAACCACGGCAGAACCGGAAGGCGGCGAGCCTGCTGCGGATTACAGCCTGAACCTGCGCGACAAGCTGAACGAAGTAAACGAGGCCATTAGCGCTGAAACCATGGTTGACCCGTGGGGCTATGAAGTGAGCCGCTATTGGCTGCAGGATGTGCAGGATGACCTTGCTGTTGTGATGGATTGCCAGGATTGGAAGCTCTACAGCTTTGCCTTTACCATGGATGGCGACAACGTGAAAGTTGATTTTGCTAGTAAGAAACGCATGAAGGTAAAGTACGAAACCTGGGATGAGGGCAGTGCCGATATGGGCGTGCCCGCGCTATACAGCACCATGGGCGACAAGGCCAAAGAGCAGACCGAAAAACTGGAGGCCGCCAACAAGCAGTACAGCGAACTGAAAGCAGAGTATGACGAGATGAAGCCGAAATATGATGCTTACGTTGCGGCCGAGGCTGCTGCTGCCAAAGAAGAAGAGAGCGCTAAACGCGAACAGCTGTTTGCCGTTATGGATCAGAAGCTGGATGGCGATGCTGATTATGCCAAGCTGCGAGATAACAAGACGATGGAGTTTACCGTTTTGGAAGATGCTTGCTACAAGCTATTGGGCAAAAAGGCCGCTGAGTTCAGTTATGTTCCGCCCAAAGAAAAGAAGGGCGAGGTAAACAAGGTACGGTTTGGCGTGAATGGCACCCAGAAAACAGAGAAGCGCTATGGCGACCTGTTCGAACGTTACCTGCATACAAAAAAGTAAAAAAAAGGAGTTACATATTATGGCTAACATTAAACATGCTGTTGTTGGCACCGATATGCTGGTTGGTTCCAGCAACGCTGCCTACCTGAAGAGTGTTGTTTTTTACAAGGATGGCAGCCCTGCCGCCATTGATAATGGCAACATTGTTGTGATTGGTGATGCGATCGGCCCCGAAATCTACAAGGCTGAAGCACCTGCTGCTGATTCCAAGCGCTCCCTGCTGGCCCTGGTTGCCGGTGTTGAGCTGTTTTACGATGAGACCCGCACCCATTACCTGACCGAGTGGGAGAACGAAGCTGGCAAGCCTGTTCGCGTTTACCTGCTGGTTGCCGGCTCTGATTCTTTCCGCGTTACTGCTGAAGATTTTGACGGTACCCCCGAAAAGGGCAAGTTTGTTGCCTTTGCTGCTGGTTCTACCAAGCTGAAAATTGAGGCTGATGCTTCTGCTGACAATGTTTTTGGTGTGATCAAGCGCGACCCTGTGAAGGTTGGCTTTGGCGATGGCCAGTATACCTATTACATCGTTGATGTGATCGCCTGATTTTTTGTATCAGCGAGTTAGTTATAACTAATTACTGGTGTGGCCTATGGCTGCACCTATCTTTATATGGGATATTTGCAAAATTAGGTGATTTGAATAGAACCACTTAGTTTTGAAAGTATCACAGGCATATGGATGTTTGTTGCGCCTATCGATTTTCCCAGTTGATAGCTCCGCATGAGTGGTGCTGCCTCGTGTAATGCCACTCGTAGCAAACACCCAGCCAAGGGAAACACAACCTCCTACTTCGGCAGGAGAGACTTATCGTAAAGGAGGTAGCGAATATGTCCACTATTTATGTGCTTAACAAAGACGGTAAACCCTTGATGCCTACGACTCGCGGCGGACATGTACGCCATCTTCTTAAAGAGCAGAAGGCACGAGTCGTAAGAACGAAACCGTTTACCATTCAGTTGCTGTATGAAACCAAAGATGTAGTACAGCCCCTGTATTTGGGCATCGACCCCGGTAGAACCAATATCGGCGTTGCTGTAGTCAGAGCAAATGGCACGGCAGTCTTTACCGCACATCTTGAGACCCGCAACAAAGAGATTCCGAACCTGATGAAAAAACGCAAGGAATCTCGCCGTGCGAGACGAACAAACGGTAGACGCTGCCGCCGCCAGCGGAGGGCTAAGGCAAATGGTACCCTTTCTAAAAAGTGCGTAAAGCAAACCACTGCCCAAAATGGCAGTGCCAGCAAACGTGCAAAAGAAATTGGTGTTATCAAGCGCCGCCTTCCGGGTTGCGAGAAAGATGTACTTTGCATCGGTATCAAAAACAAGGAAGCAAAGTTCAATAATCGTACAAGACCGGAAGGGTGGCTCACACCTACCGCAAATCAATTGCTGCAAACACATGTTAGCCTGATAAAAAAGATTCAAAAATTTCTTCCTATCAGTGATGTCATACTTGAGGTCAACAAATTTGTGTTCATGCAGCTAGACAATCCCAACATTCAAAAATGGCAATACCAAAAAGGCTTTCTCTATCAAAAGGAGAACCTTGAAAACGCCGTCTCTGAAATGCAGGAATGCCACTGTCTGTTTTGCAAAAAGCCGATTGACCATTTCCATCATATAGTGCCGAAACATAAAAACGGCAGCAACACTATCGGCAATATCGTTGGTTTATGCGCAAAGCACCATGACCTCGTGCATAAAGAAACAGCATGGCAAGAAAAACTTGCCAAAAAGAAAACGGGACTCAATAAAAAATATGGCGCATTGAGTGTGTTAAATCAAATCATACCGGCACTAACAGAAAAATTGAGTACTCTTTTTCAAAAGCACTTTTTCGTAACAACGGGAAAAAACACCTACGATTATCGCGCAGCACACGGCGTAAGCAAGGACCACTGGCTCGATGCCTATTGTATTGCTTGCTCCGTTTTACCTGACAATGTTTGTGATAGCAGCATCAACAATCGTGTGCCGCATGAACTTAAACAGTTTCGCCGTCACGATAGAAGAGCCCTACACAAAGAAAATATGAGCCGCGTGTACACGCTCAACGGTAAAAAGGTGGCGACGAATCGCCACAAAGCCGTTGAGCAAACCGCTGACAGTTTGGAAGAGTTTCGTCAAAGCCATTTCGATGATATTTGCAAGCTCAAAGTAAAAGAGCACCATCAGGAATATCGAAACCCGAAGCGTAACTTTCCCGGCTGTATGTTCCTCGTTGGCAAGCAAGCCCATGTGATGCAGGGGACGAGCGGTTCGCACAACGGTAGAGCGGATGGATACTACGATACAAACGGCAACTCGTATCCATCTGGCAAATGTAAATTTGTTGCCAAAAACGAAGGGATTATTTTTGCATAAATTAGTAGACCACCTATTTCCGAATAGAAAATCACCTAATTTTGCAAATACCCTTTATATGTAAAGGAGTATTAACATGGATGAGAAACTGATTAAGCTGGCTGTTGATGGCTACCATGGCCACCTGGGCGAATACAGCGTGAAAGACAGCCAGGAAGTTCTGCGCCAGGCCATGATTGAGGCTAATAATGGCAAGACCAGCATGAGCTACAAGGATATCCGCGACGGTAAGTGCAGCAACCTGTTTGCTATTACCGAAGTTCTGATTGAAAAGGTCAGTGAAGAGGGCCTGAAGGGTGACGAGTTCTTTACCAATTTTATTGAGGACCGCAATACCGCTCTGGGCGATACCAACATTTTCCATACCACCAAGCCGTGCCTGCTGACTGTTGCCGACATTGCTGAAGGCACCCAGGGCGTTCGCCGTCAGCGCCTGGAAGCCGGCCAGGACATTACCGTGAATACCCAGCTGCGTGCTGTGAAGGTTTATGAGGAAATGAACCGCGTGCTGGCTGGCCGCATTGACTTTAACGACCTGGTTGACACTGTTGGCCGCAGCTTTACCCAGTATGATCTGGACAGCGCTTATCTGGCATGGACCAGCATGTTTACCAAGCTGGACCCCGTTTATACCCAGAGCGGTTCTTACAATGAGGACAAGCTGCTTGACCTGATTGAGCACATTGAAGCTTCTACCGGAGACACTGCTACTATCGTTGGTACCCGCAAGGCACTGCGCAAGATTACCACTGCTACCATGGGTGAGCAGGCCAAGAGCGACCTGTACAGCATGGGCTACCTGGGCCACATTGCCGGCACTCCGCTGGTTGCGATGAAGCAGCGCCACAAGATCGGCTCTACTGAGTTCATTCTGCCTGACGACACTGTTTACATTTTTGCCGGCGATACCAAGCCCGTGAAGCGCGTTACCGAGGGCGAAGTTACCATGATGATGGGCGACCCGATGAGCAAGGCCGACCTGACCCAGGAATTCCTGATGACCAAGCGTACCGGTATTTCCATTATTCTGGACCGCGACTTTGGCAGCTACAAGTTTGCCTGATAAGGGTTTTGAGCTGAACGATACCCCTGCCGCAAGGCGGGGTTCTTTTTTTTATATAAGGAATATTTTGGAGGTATGTTTTGGCAACTGCGAAGATTACCAATGAGACCATGGTGGAATGCAAGAACGGCACCCATGGCAACTTGTTTTATGCTTCGACCCGCAACCCCGGCTACACCGTTGAGTGGACCGAGTTTGGCGAGGTGCAGGAGATGGATTACGCCGAGCTGCTTGTAATGCGTGGTAGCCAGCCGCGGTTTTTCCGTGATAACTGGATTTTGATTGAGGATGCCAACGTATTGCGCAAGCTGGGTGTGGAACGTTATTACAAGAATGCGCTGACCACGGAGAACTTTGACGAGGTATTTAAGTGGACCCCGGATGAGATCCGCGAGAAGGTGCCCAAGATGAGCGAGGGGATGCGCGACAGCATCCGTGTCCGCGCAAAGGAGATGCTGAAAGCAGACCAGCTGGACAGCCGTGCCATGATTAAAGCATTGAATGATGTGCTGGATTGCGATTTGGAAGAATCCGTTGCGTTGGAGGCACCCAAGAAACCCAGAACCCGCAAGAGCGGCGTTGAGATTGTGACGATCGGCGGAACCGAAGAATAATGAGAGGAATGGTGCGGGCCAATGGGCACAAGATACGAGGAAGTTTATGAACGTTACCGTGGCCAAGTCCGCAACTATGAGTTCCTGGACTACGATGCGGTGACAAGAGAAGCAATGCAGCTGGATCTTTTGAAGATGGCGATCAGCGATTTTGAGGATGTGTGCAAACAGGATCTGAACGACAGGGAAGATGACCTGCTGGAGTTCAACATTACGCTGACGAACCGCGAGAAGGATATTTTGGCACTGGGCATGATTGTGCATTTTGTACGCCAGTATGTTTATAACACAGACGCATTGCAGAACGGATTGAGCACAAAGGATTTTACGTTGTTTTCGCCAGCCAACCTGTTGGAGAAAATGACGACCCTGCTGACCACTACCGAGCGGCAGCAGATGAAAGAAATTAACCTGTACTCTTTCCGCAATGGGGAAATTGCGAGCTTGACTGAGTGAGGTGGTAGCGTATGAACTATGAGACATATGCTGCTATGCTTGGCAGGCACGGAAGTACGCGGCGTGACCGGATGGTTGAAAAGAGCAAACGGGACACGCTGAGAATGGGGCCTGACTCCCCTGCCTATAAAGAGGTAGAGATTGAGGGGGTACCCCACCACATGATGATTATTAGCAGCACGGTGACAAACCAGAAGATTATACGCACCATGCCAGGCGACAACTTTGAGATTGGAAAAATTATGCTGTTTAGTAAAAGCCATTGGCTGATTACAGAGCGCGATGCGGACGATGAAATAACCGTGCGCGGCAAAATTGAGCTGTGTAACCGGAGCATCCAGTGGCAGAACCATGAGACCGGGGAAATTATTACCCGGTGGGCGGTGGTGGATAAACCGTATTTTTCTAACCTGAACGAAAATGTATACATGACCATTTCCAGCCGCGAATTCCAGGTGAAAATACCGTATGACGAGGAATCGGCTTTGCTGGATATAGGGAAACGCCTGATGATGGAGCAGATTAACGGCAAGCCTAAAACTTACCGTGTGACCTGTGTGGACGCTATGACAGAACGCTATGACTGGAATGACGCCCAGACGGGATTTTTGGTTTTGAACCTTGAACAAGACCAGCATGTGGAAGAACAGGATAACGCCGAAAAGATGCTGTGTGATTACCAGGAGGTAAGGCAGGCACCGGAGGACGGCGAAGTGATTATTAAATATGCGGGCGAACCTAAAGTGCGCATTTGCGGGCGCGGCAAGATTTTTAAGGCCACGATTGATGGTAAGCCGCTACCGGGATGCACCTGGAGCCTGAGCGTTGATGATAAAACACTTGAAACAAAGGTATACCTTGCCAACAGTGTGCAGTGGAACCGGGTGACTGGGGATAGCTGTCGAGTATGCGCAGAGGATAATGCCGCGCTGAATGGAGCTACCGTGAAACTGACGGTTGTGGCACCGGACGGCAAGAGCACAGACAGCATTGCAGTGAAGGTGGTGGACGCATGAACCTGAGTGAGCTGGGAGAATACAAACACAAAGTAGCCGCCCTGCTGGCACAGGACGACACCATTATTAACCTGCTGCTTGGACCCGTGGACGATGATACTGACACGGACGAGATGCTACTGGGCGATAAGAGCATTAGTACCGGACATATTTACGAGTTTGAGTATGTGCCGGAAATCAATGAAACGGCGGACACCTACCTGTGCATGGAGACCGTGGTGGCTAAGGCACCGAGCAATACGGCATACAGAGTGTACCTGTACATTTTTGCCTATTGCAATAAGAAGGTAATGAAGAGTTACCGACACCCCGGCGTGTTGGGGACGAAGGCCGATGTGTTGGCCATGAACGTTGACCGTTTGCTGAACGGCAGCGAAGATTTTGGAATTGGGAAGGTACGGTTACTGAACAACGATGTATACAAGCCGAATAATAATTATTACGGCCGCTGCATTACATACGAAGTGATGGCGTTCAACCGCAAGATGGGTGGCGCAAAGTGAAAGTACCGTACTACGAACTGCTGAACCCCGAAGGTTTTATGGTGAAAAACGTGGGTAGAGTACACTCGCCCCGACTGAGCGATATTAACAAGCGCGGCTATATGAGCTATCAGTTTGCGCTAAGTACCTTGCTGCTGACACCACAGGCGATGTTTGAAGATATTGCTAAGGTAACAGGGCAGGAGAACCCATATGAAGCTTTGAGCGAGGAGGAAAAAGCCACCATTAACACCTTTGATTTATTGAGTATGAGCAAAGAAAGCCAGGCGGAGATGATTGCCGCACTGGCCTTTTTTATTGATGCGCCGCTTGAATATGATGAAGCGCACCATGCTGTGCTGGTGAATAAAACCGAGGTGGACGATAAGATCCTGATTGATGGTTCCATAACGCGAGATAACTGGGCAGAGATTTGCGACATTTGCCTGCAAACCGCGTACATAGACCAGAAGCGGGAGGAAAACTTGAAGTTCAAAAATGAGGCTGCCCGCAAGTTTTATGAACGATTCCAAAAGAAAAAGGCTGAATATGAAAAATCGAAACGAAAAGGGTATAAGAGTAACCCTGATTTGGAGTTGGGGAACATCATCTCTGCGCTGGCGACAAACCATAACAGCCTGAATTATACGAATATTTATGATTTGACGGTGTACCAGGTGCATGACACTTTTAACCGTCAGAACATAAAAAAACAAAATGAGATCCATGACATGAACTATGCCGTATGGGGTGGCGAAAACGACCTTGGCGGATGGTACAAACGCATGGAAACTGATAAATAATAACGGAGGATTAAGATATGGCTGTAAATCCGAATATGGCGAACCGTGAAGTTGCTGATCTGGTTCTGCTTGATTACAAGACCAAGAAAGTTTTTCTGCCCATTGATTTTGCCAACGTGACCACCACTGACTTTACCGCAAACCGCGTGTTTGCAAAGGGCGGCCAGGGCGCACCGAACCGTGTTGGCTTTGATGGCGAGCGTGCGGGCACACTGAAAGTTGATACCCAGATCATGCCTGTTAAGCTGTTTGCCCTGCTGAGCGGCCAGGACATTGGCAAGATTGCAAAGATTATGAAGCGCGAGGTGCTGACCGCCACCACTGACGGTATTGAGCTGAGTGAGACCCCGAAGGCCGGCACTGTGCAGGTTTTTGCTGTTTCTGACGACGCTGGCACTGAGATCAGCGATCTTACTACCACTGACAAGAAGGTTACTGGCGCTGGCCTGCAGGACGGCAAGAACTATATTGCCTACTACTTCTACGACAAGAACGATGGTGTTCAGACTGTCAAGTTTGATTCTGACACATTCCCGCGTGCCTTTGAGATCCACGGTATGATGCCGTTCAAGACCGAGGACGACGAGATGGTGCAGTGTGAGCTGGTTTACTACAAGGCTCAGCCGCAGGCAAGTTTCAGCCTGGCTTTCCAGAACACTGGTGATCCGACCACTGTTTCTATCACCTTTGACTGCATGGCCAACCAGGATGGCGACGTTTACGCCATGAACTTTATGGAGTGATCAACGCAAATCCCTACCTTATTATATATAGGTTTGAATTGTGATGTTTGATCCGTGGGGGAGCGAAAAGCTCCTCCATTTTTAGAACGCGAAAGGAGTAGCGTGCATGGAAGACAAGAATACCGGCGGTATTGCCGATGTGGAGATTGAACCTGTTGAAACTGCTGCCCCGCCTAAAGTGCCCCTGAAGCGCCAGGTGCGCCCGCTGAAGGGCGTGGTTGTATACTACAGCAAGGAACGCGGCTACATGGGTTTTGAATGTGATGGGCACGGCTACCAGGTGCCGGTGAAAGACGGCTATGCCGTTGGCGATGTGGTTAAGTTTAAGATTACAGACGGGAAGATTGAGCTGTGCAAGTAAGCGGACGAAGTAAGTATAATGTGAGCCGTGACAAGAGCAAACGCACCTATGACGGGATTGTGTTTGATTCTGAACTTGAGATGAAATATTACAAGGATGTTGTGCTGCCGGGGGTTGCCAGCGGGGAGATTGTGGACTATCAGCTGCAGAAACCCTATGAGCTACAGCCAAAGTACCGCAAGGAACGTGGGGGAAGAATGGAGACGGTGCGAGCCATTAACTATGTGGCTGATTTTTGGTTGAAGTATAAAGACGGCACAACAGAGGTGATTGACACCAAAGGATGCCCGGACACTGTGGCACTGATGAAGCGGAAGATGTTTGATTACCTGTACCCGGATGAGCATTTGCGCTGGATTGTGTACCGTAAACGGCGTGGCGGGTGGATTGATTACGACACGCTGTAAACTGGCCTGCCCCTGAAAGATGGGGCGGGCTTTTATTTTTTGTAAGGAGTTTTTTATGGAAATTAAGAAGAACATCCGTGTGGGCGACAGAATCCGGTTTGTGGATTTTGTTTGCGACATGTGCGAGAAGGACGGCAAGCAGTATTACGCGCTGTTTGATTATGCTTGGCGCATTGCGGTGATTACCTTTTTTGCCCCGGAAGCGGAGCTGGACAAGATGGGCACAGATGAAATGTGCGACTTTGTTTACAGCCGACAGGGCATTGAGATTGTGGAAGACCCGGATATTGCGGTGATTACAGCGGGACTTTATGAGGCATGTGAAGCCGAGATGAAAGACCGGAAAGAAAAATACATGAAGGTATTTGATGCGATCAACCACCCGGACCCGCTTGACCGGATTGCAGACGCCTTTGCAGAGATTGCAGGGAATTTGAGCCAGCTGGGAGACCAGGAATTTTTGGCTGATCTGGTAAAGAAAGTGCGTGAAGGAGAGCAGCCCGCAAAGAAGCCGCCCGTGAAGATTGAGGTTGTGAACGGCAAGGAGAGTTAAATGGCCAAGACGGTAAGCACACAGAAAGGACTGGAACTGGAACTGCAGCGGCGAATTAACCTGGCACTGAATGGCGGGGCGAAAACGGCTGTGGAGAATTGTTTGAAGAAGCATATCCAGGAAGATGTACTGGATGTATACCAGCCGAAGGTATATAAGCGCCGCGGCCAGGGCGAAGGGGCATTGGAAGCCGACAGCAGCGTGGTGAGCAGCGTGAGAGAGCATGTGCTTACGGTAAAGGATATTGGTGTGCCGAATGAATCAGCCGTTGGTGGGCAGTACAAAACCGGCACCAATACACCGCTTGCTGAGATGGTGGAGAAGGGCGATGTGAAAAACATTTGGGGTTCGCCACCTGATGCGGCCTATTTGCACCCGCGCCCGTTTGTGGCAAACACGGCAAAAGAAATCGCAGATGGGAACAGCGCCGTACATGGAGAGATTGTGAAAGCCATAAAAGAGCAGTTCCCTGATAACTAACGCGACGAGAGCTTCGGCTCTTGTCTTGAGCGGCTGATTTGAAAAGAATCGGCCTTTGAAGGCTTGAGCCGAACCGTAAGGGGGAAAGTATATGGCGGAAGATTTAAGTATTAAGGTAAAAGTGGAACCTGACGGCGGTGGTGTGCAGGGGAAACTGGATGAGATTGCGAAAAAGAATAAACTGAAGGTTAAAGCGGAACTAGCCAACGAGAGTGAACTGGCGAATAAGATTAAAAACCTTACAAGTAATATTACCGCACACCTTGAGATTGACCCAGCTGATATTACAAAGATCACCAACCAGCTGAAAAATATCCAGAGCAGTGTGGGAGGAAATGTACAGCTGTTTGATATGAGCGGGGCGTTGAAGCAGCTGGATACAGTTGAAACGAAAGTAACCTCGATTGTTAGCAAATTATCAAATGTTCGGGCAACGATCAGTGCCGCGAGTGCTGCAGGTGTTAAAGGGAGCACAAGAAATCCGAATGCAGGGATTGCAAAAACTCTGGATTCTCAGCTACGAAAAGCTGGATATGATGTTAGTGAGATAACGAAAAAAGCTTCTAAATATCAAGGACTGAAGAGTAACCTTATAAGTTTAATTAAAACACAAAAAGACGCCACAGCGGCTCAAGCAGAATTTGCTAAAGAATTAAGTGACGAGAGATTACAAACGGCAGAAAAGGCGATACGCAAACTAAAAGATGAGATTGCCAACCTCTCAAAAGCAATGTCGTCTGCGGATAAGGCTAATGAAAACTATGATAATATTATTAAGAAATTTTATGAATTGCGTAATCGCCGTAATACGGACAAAAATAACGGGGAATTTAGTCTGCTTGATAATGACAAATATTTAGGGGCTAAAAACGCTAAAACTTTACTTGATAAAGCAAAAACTAATCTTGAGTTGAAATTTAATAATCAAAATTTAATAGCTTATGAATCTGCACTTAAAAGTTTATCTGAAGCGTTATCCGTATTCAAAACTAATCTTGATACTGCAGATAAAATTTCTGACAATGCTTTTGATTCTTTGCCGGATAAACTAGAGCAGCTCAATGATTATATAAAAACGCTTGAAGAAAATCTCGCCAAGGCGGGGGTAAAATATTTCAAGACAGATAACACTTACAGTATGCTCAGTGCTCTGCAGACAGATCTTTCAAATGTATACACTAATTCAGAGCTTGGCACAGCCAATTATCAAGACCTCTTAGACGTATTTAGTAAGTATGATAAGCAGTTAAAAGAAACAGGAATCAATGTAAAATCTCTGTCCTCGCTTTTTGCAGCACTTGGCATCCAAATCCGCAATACCACAAACGCGATGCGCAGCAGTAACCTAACTGCCAAAAATACGCAGAGTGTAGAGAGTTTGCAAAAGCGCCTGAACAACTTGCTGTACACTTTAAGACGGTACGTTGAGATCAATAAACAGATCCAGAAAAACCCTGAGTTAATGGCCTCTTACAACAGCATTGTTGACGAGCTTAAAACTGCGGCGCGTTCCGGCGATCAGGACTTGATGGAAACAACACTGGATAGCACTGCTCAAAAAGTTGCCGGGTTGAAAGCAAAAGTACAGGAACTTGGGCTTGAGGGTAAGACGGTTGGGCAAGTATTCAGCGACCTGTTTGGCCAGCATTTCAGCACGGCCATTGCTATGGGCGCACTGCACTTATTGCAGGGAAGTTTGCAGCAAATTTACCAGAACGTTGTGGATATTGATACTGCCATGACGGAGCTGAAAAAGGTTACGAACGAGACAGACAGTACATATCAGAGCTTTTTGACTGAGGCCGGAACCCGTGCAAAGAATATTGGTACGGGTGTTAGCAGTATTGTGAATGCAACGGCGGATTATGCACGACTGGGCTACAGCCTGAGCGATGCGACAAAGCTGGCTGATGTAAGCGCAATTTATTATAACGTTGGCGATGACCTTGATAGCTTTGATAAGGCCACTGAAAATATTGTTGGCACGATGAAAGCATTCAATATCCAGGCGAACGATGCAATCAGCCTGGTGGACAAGCTGAACAACGTATCCAACAATTATGCTGTTTCTTCTGGCGATTTGGGCGATATTTTGCAGCGCTCTGCATCGGCCATGGAGGCCGCAGGAAACACCCTTGACCAGACGATTGCACTTGGCACGGCTATGAACAGTGTTATCCAAAACGCTGAAACGACCGGCAGTACGCTGAAAGTGTTAGCTTTGAGAATCCGTGGCGCAACGACCGAACTGGAACAGATGGGCGAGGAAACCGACACTGTTGCAACCAGTACGTCCAAACTGCGTGCCGATATTATGGGTCTGACCAATGTAGACGGCAAGGGCGGATTTGATATCCTGACCAAGAGCGGAGACTTTAAGAGTACCTATGATATTATTCAGGGCATTGCCAAAGTATACAGCAAGATGAGCGATGTTGACCAGGCTGCCTTGCTTGAGCTGTTGGCCGGTAAGAACCGCGCAAATGGTGTGGCTGCATTGTTGAGCCAGGCAAGCCAGGCCGCAGATGTGCTACAGACATCCTTGAACAGTAGTGGCAGCGCTATGGCTGAGAATGAGCGGGTGCTGGATTCTGTTGAAGGACGACTGAAGATTTTCGAAGCTACGTTCCAGGAGATCTCTACTGATCTACTGAATAGCGGGCTGGTTAAAGGCGTTATCAGCCTTGGAACGGCCTTACTGGATGCTTCAGATGGATTCATTAAATTTTCTGGTGTTATACCTACAGCGACAGCAGCGTTGAGTGCGTTTTTGTCGCTTTCAAATGCGAAGACCAAGGGCAGTATTCAAATGCTCGCTTATGCAGGAGGGATAGCTGCATAGGACGCGCCTTGGTTGGTAATTAAATACCCAAATTGCTGGGAAAGGCTAAGAGCCGCATAGCCATAGTGAACCGGTAATGGAACACTATGGAGCCGAAAGGCAGAAACAAGTATGCGGATGCGGTATGCTGAGAGAAAAGCCGCCCCTACGGGGTGGTGCTAACCCGCGTAAACAATGCTCAATCAGCAGCCAAGATACCGCGTGCAAGGATGTGCGCAGAAGAAGATGTGTGAACTTTGGTGTTTTGGTTCATCGACTGTATGGGTAGCCCTATTCCATGGTGAAAACCAGACGGGAAGAAAGACAGTCAGAGCATTACGGGAAAGCCGTAAGAAGGTTATAAAAGATTTACGAAGGTGGTTTTTGAGGAGATGAGTTGAAAGTGAAGTGGTTGAATGGTATAATTGATAGGGTCAAAAAATCACTGGCTGTTAAGCGTAATATTCATTGGATTAAAAAACATAAAAATGAATTGCGCGAAAAATATGGTGGCAAATCTATTATTGTATATAATCAAAAAGTTATTGCCGCAGAAGCCGACCATCGTAATATTCCAATGGAGAAGTGTACCATACAAGGTTCAGTGTGGTATGAAGTGCCTAATATGAAGCTAAACTTTGAACAGCATATCATTGATATAAAATACGAGAGGTAATTAAAATAATGGCTGGGTTTACCATCAATTACACAATAGGTGATACTAAATTTTTATATGTAATAATCAGTACACCATATAATGATGGAACTGGCCGTATTTGGCGTGGTAATGGGATTTTAGATACTGGTTCTTCGTCTAGTGCCATATCTGAACGTTTAGCCAGAGAGCTAAAGTTGGTTTCTATGGGGCTAAAAACATATCATGGTGTTAGTGGCAAAGACTGCGGGGATGTGTATAATACGACATTAGAAATATGCGAGACTATTCCAGTTACAAGTGTTCAACTAGGAACATTCCATGATCCAGAAGAAGATTTCGATTTCTTAATTGGATTAGACATCATTAAATGTTGTAACCTTAGTCTACATTCTCATGACGGAATTATAACACTGCGGATGGAGTGGCCACCAGAATAATATATAAAGATAAGCCCTGACCTTTAATGGCCGGGGCTTTTGGTATTTTTGAGAGGTAATGTTTTTATGACATTTATGGAAGGTATTTTGAAGCCTTGTCAGCGCAAAGTTTTGTTTGAACGAGAGTACAGTTTTGAGCAAGACGCAATGATTTATAAGTGCGAATATGTTATGCGGGCAGTAGCAATCAACTGCAAAAGACTGACGGCAAACCAAGCGGAGCAGATGGACAAGTTTGCGATGATGGGAATTTATAACGGCGGCTGTTTTAATTGCCCTAAAAATCAAGGAACGGAGGGATGATTATGGGTGCTACATATAAACCGAACGTTAATCTAAACAATCGCAAAAGTACCAGAGAGATGTTTATGCCAAGTAGCCAATCTACATATAAGGAAGAGGGTTTTATGACAATTCAGATTACGGGCAACGCCAAAGAGATTGCGGCGCTAATTAAAGAATTACAGGGACAGGAAAACGCCAATAACAACACACAGGATGTTGAACAGTTTTTTGAAGAACTAAAGGAAGGCTTATCGTCAATCTTCAAAATTTAAGACGGAGGGTTACAACGGCTACATGGCGTGTAGTATTTTCGTGCTTCTGATAGATCCATAGCCATACTGCTTTTACGAAGATAGGAACAACCTGCACGATGATATTTAGAGCCTGTTTTGGTAACATAGACTGTGTAACTATCGGTAATCACAGATGCTGAATTTGTTGTTTCAGAAGAAGTGGGAGCAGAGTAAGATTGAACCGATGATTGACCAGCAGAGTAACCGCTGTTGTATCCGTCTTTTTTGCCAGCCTCATATCCTTCGTTATATGATTCTTTGTTGGCTTCTTCCTTGCCATGTTGTTCTCCAATGGAATAGCCTTGATTATATCCTGCCGTTTTCCCGTCTTCGTATGCGGAAGTATAGGCTTTCTTTTTACCGGCACTATAACCAGCATCATAGCCGTCTGACTTGCCTTTATCATAACCATAGGAGTTACCGGCGTCATAACCGTTCTGATGTCCTATGTCGTATCCTTCGGAGTAGCCTTGATCGTACCCCGATTGAATTAGAATAGGCTTTTGGTTATCATACCAACCAAAGAAACAAAGAGCGGCGATAGCAAGCGTTGTAATATTTATAAGAACAGCAGGAATGGCAGAACGGATAGTAGGTAGCCTATGTTTTTGAGGTGCAGGAGATTCTGTATTTTGAGTCTGAAGCTCCTGTAGATTTTCGTCAGGTGTCATGATTTATTCCTTTTATGAGGTGAGCTTTATGGACGGTGGAGATTTCGCTTTAGCTATTTTATGTTTCTTTGCGACCATAGGAATGTCGTATATGTTAATGTCTGTTATAGTTCGGTAATACCGGTTTAATATTGTATTAACTACACTCCTATGCTATTATATAATTATTTCAACAATTAACAAGGAGTAGTTATATAATGACTGAGCTTGAAAAGAAACAAGAAGAGATCCGCCGCCAACAATTCACTTATGTTCCTAAGAATAAAGGAACGCGAAAAGAGGATATCCAGAAGCCACCAAAACCGAAAAATAATAAGGAGTGATATTGATTGACAGCAACAGATATAATTAGTTACATTGAAGCCGTACCTTTGGTGCTTAAATACATTGTACCAGGGTTTATATTTTTGTGGCTTTACACGCGGTTTCACGACAAGAAATTGCCAGAACACTATGTTACATACTCTATTGTGGTTAGTTTTATTCTTGTTCTTTGCATCAACAATGTAGTATGGGATATCATCATTGCAGTTGTAACGGCTATTATTATATATGTCTTGAGCCGCGCTACTTGGGTGAAAAATCTTTTCAAGAAAACGATAGCCTTTTCGCCTAGTAAGACTATTTTTGACGACGTGATAGACTATGAAAAGGGAACCTATATTTACGTTAAAACTGATAAGTGGATTATCAGCGGCATATATATCGGGATTGATAAAGACGCTATGGGAGTAATCGTAAAAGATTACAAGCTTTATAATGCGGTAGGAGACGAGTTTGATACGCCAAAATGTAGCATAGCCACTGTGCCGCTGAACAAAATCGAATATACGAGCTTGACTTACCCTGAAGAATCCAAAGTAAAGAAGTCTTGGTTTGATAATTGATACTATATGTAAGGAACCCAACAGTGATTATGCTGTTGGGCTTTTTATATTCATCCATCCTCAAAACCTTGTTTTACACTTTACACACACTCTATCCACCTTGTTCGTCAGGAACCCGGTAAGAGGTGACCACTTGCGGGGAACCATCTGGAACTCGGTACAGCCACACTTGGGGCAGCGAGGTTCGTTCTTTTCTTCTTGGCGCTTACGGTAGCCCTCTTCCATCTCTACGGCGTTTTCGTATTCCCACTCAGCACGCATATCAAACTTGGCTTTGTCAAAGAGAGGGTTATTGTAGACGTATTTTTTATAGAGGAGTTCTTTACATACAACCCACACTTTTTGCTCTTTTTGTTTTTCTTTATTGCCAGCGTAAAGGTCAATATAAAATTTATCCCAGGGTTCTGGTTTTGAATTTTCCTGAAATTCTAATGGAGACATTTTACTAACTTCAGCTCTAATTTCATTCCATTCCCCTACTGGACGAGCTATAAGTTCATGGTTATTACAAAAATTGCAACTAGGATAAGAATCTTCAGAAGAAAAATGATTACCACAGACAGGGCAAACATAATCACGTCTTTCGTTAAAATTCATACTTTTATACCTCCCAAACAAGTTGTTTTATAACCTTATACTGATTATACCACACAATAATTAGTAGAACAACCTGATTTTGAATCTATTTAACTTGTTTGGAACAGGTAACGATCTGAACACTGGAACTTTTTTAACTCTTAATGGGAAAAGAGCAAAAGATTCTATTGAAGATTTTAGAAAAGCCTTCTCTGAAGCTAATCTTTTGGGCGGCACAAAAAAAGGAATTCTATTTTCTTGGCTGACCGGTAATTTCAATAATGACTATGATCTTGCGAAAGACTTAGACAATGATGTCGTTGCTTTGCAGGCTTTTATTGAAGCGGTTAAAAATGGCGCAACCCCGACGGACGCTATAAAAGACAATTTGAAAGATGCGTCTGTAGTTCTTCAAGACTTTGTAGCCCACACAGACAAGGCTAATATCTCTGTAGAAAACTTCTTTAGTTCCGTAACCGGCTATAAGAACGCAATTACTGCTCTTAAAGGTTTTGGTATGCAGTTTCTTGTAACCGCAGGACAAATGGTGGCTGTATGGGCAATTAGTAAAGCTATCGATTTAGCAGTTGAAGCTGTTAATAATTATGTTAATCGTGTCGAAATTGCCAAAGATAAGATGGAATCAAGTCGTAAAGCATATCAAGACACTACTAACGAGATTGAATCGTTGAATTCTGAACTGGAAGAAAATAGCAAGCGAATTGCAGAGATTAAATCTCAAGGCACGATTAGTTATACAGAACAGCAAGAACTTAAAAAGTTGCAAACAGCAAACGATAAGCTTGACCACCAGCTACTTGTTAAAGAACAGTTAGCAAAGGTAAATGCAAAGGAAGCGGCGAATGATGCTCAAGACCTGTATGATAAAGAGTTTGGAAATAGTAACTATGACGTAAGCACAGTTAATAGCGCAGAGGTAAATCACAAACTTAATAATGCCATGACTGCTTTTCTCGATATAACCAATTTAAGAGACGCAAAATCGGCCGTCGAGATGTTGGCTGGTGACGAAAGTGACATTGCTACATATATTAAAAGTATTGACCTGTTAAATCAAAAACTCAAAGAAGCGCAGGAGGGCTTTGATCGAAATATTCAGAATGGTACAGGGTATCTGAGATTTGAGAACCAGATACAGTATTATTCTGCTATGATTGATGGGATCAATGAAAAACTTATAGATCAGGCTACGGATCTTGAAGCTATAAAAGCTGCTTTTGATGATATTGGTTATGATAATTTGACCAGTAAGCAAAAAAGAACTTATGATGACATACAAAAACAACTGACTGTTATTTATAAGCAAACTGACCCTGCCGGTTGGTTTGAGCAAAACTTTAATGACAGCAAGTATGCGGATGTCGTTACCTGGCTGAAAGGTAATTCCGAGAACGCGGCCAAGGCGTTAAATGACCTGAAAACACAGGCTGATGATTCAAAAAAATCTTTAGCAGAGATGCTGGACGTGGCAGGCAATTTTCCTGATATTGCAAGTGGGGTTGACGACTATAGGCAGGCGCTAAAGGAGGCCAGCGAAGCTGAAGAGGCCGTTACTGGAACCGCTGAAAAATACGGTAATGTAAGTAACAAAAACCGCCAGATCATCCAGTGGACAGCGGAAAACCTTAAGAATTATTCCGACTTTGTAAAAGAGCAAAAAGAACCCTTTGAGGAAGGAAGTTTTAGCACTGTTGTTGGTTCTTCTAACGCCTTTGATGTAGGTGACGATCATGAGCTTGAAATCGCTTACACGCCCATTTTGCAAACAGATGATGGCGCAAGACCATTGACAAGCAATGTATTGAATAACTACATCTATGACTTGATCCAGAAAGCTGGAGAAAATGGCCCATGGAAATCCGAAGATTTGTTAAAATTGGACGCACAGGGTCTTGATGAAGAGATTGATGGCCAGACTGTTCATATTAAAAACATGCTTGCCGCTGTTGAAGGACAGATACTGAACGGAGCAGAATTAACCGCGGCAGATGTTGCAGCCATTGCTGGTTCTACTGCTGAAGAGATTTCTAAAGATTGGGACGGTGCAACTTCTGAATATGCTGGAAAGAGCATGCACGATCTCCAGATTCCGCTTGCAAAAACAGCTGAAGCGGCTGAAATCTTTAACACCTTGAAGGATAAGGCTGACGAGGCCGGTGTTTCGCTTGAAACACTATTTGCTATGGCCGATAATGATGCCTTCAACGACCTATTCTCTGGCAACATTGACATTGAAGCATTGAAAGAATTCATCCAGCAGATGGAGGACGCTGGCTTTACCATTGAAGATGTTATCAATGAGCTGGAATCGCTGAGCAAAGCTGGCGTAGAAGCTAACAGTGTTACCATTGATGCGGATACTGCTGTAAAAAATGTTACCACGACAATTTCTGCTGTGACAGCCGCCTTGCAGGCGCAGACCACCGGCGTTGGCGTGACGGCCGAGAACTTTAAGGCGCTGACAGATGCGGACAAGGATTACGCAGACTGCCTGGAATATGTAAACGGCACGATGCAGGTTAATACGGAAAAGGCCAAGAAGCTGACTGACAAAAAAATTGAGGAAGCAAAGGCCACAGTCCGAGTTGCAAGAAGCCAGGCACAACTGAAATATGCCGAGAACAAGCAGGAATTGAGCCGCTTGAATGACACGTTGAAAAAGAACAACGACCTGAGTGAAGAGCAGCAGAGCACGCTGAAAGAAGCCATCAGCAACCGTGAGCAGGAAAACAAGAAACTGCGGGAACAGTGCCAGAATTATGAGCTGCTATACAGTCAGCTGGTGCAGGTGAGTGGGGCTTATCAGGATTGGCTGAATGCCCAGAACGCTACGGAAGCCGGCACCATGTATAACGATGCGATCCAGGCTTACGATGCGATCAAGGACGCGCTGGAGAGCGGTAAGATCGGCACGCAGAAATATAAGGCTGCTGTTGAGTTTTTGGTGCCGAAAAGTGTTGACGAAAATGCCGTACAGCAATATGTTGACACACTGAAAAAGTACCTGACTGATGACAGTAAGGGCATTACCAACTTTTTGAATGATGCTGTTAAGGCCGGCTTAATGGAAGAGGACAGCAGCGGTTATGTGGCTATTGCGGGCAAAAAGACCATTGACGATTTTTGTGACGCCATGAAGCTGACACCGGATATGGTGCGGGCTATTTTTGGCGAGCTGCAGGAATACGGCTTTGACTTTAACTGGGACGATGCGTTTTTTGGCGAGACACTGACAAGCCTTGAAATGCAGGCTGACGAGCTGCAGGAAAAAATGGACAGCGTTAAACCCGACTCTGACAGTTACGATGAATGGAATAACCAGCTCAAAGAAGTTAATGAGAAAATTGAAAACATCAAGGGAAACATTGATAACACTGATGTAGACGCACTGGTTGACGCTTATGAGAAAGCCAAAGATGCTGTTGATCAGATGAACAGTCAAGGGGGCACATTTGACGGACAAGCCGATGAACTACAGAGTGCGCTTGATAAAGCCGCAGACAACCTGAACAAAAATGGCCGCGTACAGCTGTGGATCGATGCTTCGGAAGCCGAAAAGACTGTTGATGACCTGACCCAAAGATTTAACAGCGGTGATTTTAGTGTTGCGACAGAGCTGGAGGCCGCCCAGGATAAGCTGGCCGACTTGAATACCCAGAAAGAAAAACTGGGCGCACCGACTAAGGTTGAGATCCAGGTGTATGCCCAGGGGTTGGAAGATGCCGGTAAGAGCACAGAAGAGATTACCCAGACGCTGAAAGATGCCAAGATCTTGAACGTTAAAACGGATGACAGCGAAGATAAGCTGAGTCAAACGAAGGATACCGTTACCGATATCGCTAATATACTCTTAACCCCGTACACTTTGGATCTAAATACCACCGAAGCAATGACAAAACTGGGCAACGTTAAGGGGCTGATGAATCAGATAAGCGAGACAACCATTACAGCTCCTGTGCCCAGCGTGCCCAAAAGCTATGCCGAACGGATCACAACAGGAACAATTGGTACTGGAAGCGCCAATGCGGCTGGTACCAATGGCGGATTAGCTAGAGCTGAACGAGCACTGGTTGGCGAGCTTGGCTATGAAGTGGTAGTAAACCCGCACAGCGGCAAGTGGTACACGGTTGGCGAGCATGGTGCTGAGTTTGTGAACCTACCCAGAGACGCGATTGTGTTTGACCACCAAAAGAGTGAAGAACTGCTGAAAAATGGCTTTGTGGGCGCACGCGGAATGGCCATGGCGGAGGGTAACGCTTACGCTCAAGGCGTTGGAACGATTACCGGCGGTGGTTACATTCCAAAAAACAATCCGGCCACAAGTACAACGTTCCAGAAAAATGCAAAAGCGGCTGCTGCTACTGCGACGGCGACTGAGGCAGCACAGAAAAATCTTGAACGAATTGAAGCGGAAGCAGATGCTGTAAAGGAAGCCTATGAGGCCCAGAAAAAAGCACTGGAAAAGCAGAAGAAAGAGCTGGAGAGCATTAAGGACAGCCTGGAAAGCGAGCAAAAGACACTTGACGGGATTGTTAAAACCATAACAGCTAGGATTGACAAAGAGATTGACAGGCTGGAACACCAGTGGGACGACCTGAAAGAGCAGCTGGAAGACGAAAAAGACAACCTTGATGCCGCTATGAACGGCGCTACCTACCTGATTGAAAAGCGGACGAAAGCTTTGCAAAAAGAGCAGGAGGCGCTGGAAGATAGTTACCAGCCGCGGATTGACGCTTTGCAGGATGAGCTGGATAAGCTGAACGAAACAAACGATGCCCAGGAAAAGGCGATTGAGCTTGCCCGCAAAAAGGCGGCTATGGATGCAGCCAAAGCGAACCGCAGCGTGCGTGTATACCGTGAAGGTAAAGGCTTTGTTTGGGAGGCTGACGAGAGCGAGGTTAAGAGCACCGAAGAGGACTACAATGATGCCCTGCGCGAAAAAGAGCAAGAGGACGCCAAGAAAGCCCTTGAGGACCAGAAGGCCGCGCTTGAAAAAGAGCTGGAAGACAAGAAACAGGAACTACAAGACAAGATTGACGCTTATGATGAATACAAAGATAAGCTGAGTGAAGGCCAGAACGAATACACCAACAGTAAGAACGTTGCGATTTTGCGGCAGCTGTACGGCACTGATGCAGACCAGATGATCTTGAACATGGATCAGGCGATGGTTGATAAGATCACAACTGATTACATGAACAACCTGAGCAACACTGACCATGTGGAAAACCAGATTAAGGAAAACCAGAAACTGATCGACCAGCTGGAAGACTACAAGAGCAAGTGGGAAGAGGTTGCAGATGCTTACGAGACGGAGCAGAACCGGATTAACACGGTGGCACGGCTTGGTGCGGACTGGGAAGAGAAGATCCTGGGACAGCGGACGGATGTACTTGACGACTTTAAGAACCATTACATTGATATTTTGCGGCAGATTGAGGAAAAAACTGCTGAGATCAATGATTTGAGTTTGAAAATTGAAGTTGTTGAGGAAGAATATCAGACCAAGAGCGATGAGCTGGACAAGGAAAAGAAGGCAGCGCAGGCAGAAGTAAAAACGACAAAATCCAGCAGTACATCAAACCATGCAACCGGCATTATGAACGTTGCGGCCTTTGAACGTGCGCGTGTTGATGAGGCTGGGCCTGAGATTGTTGTACGGCAGCCGGAAGCTGGACGCTATACCAGCCTGGAGGTTGGGGACGGCGTTGTGCCGGGAAACCTGACCCGCCGGCTGTTTAGCGCAGCAATTAACCCGGAAGCTTTTGTGGAGAGTGCTATTTTGAAGCGGATGGGAAATGTGAACGCTGAGTTGGCCAGTGCTGGTAGCAGCGGTGTACACATTGGCGACATTAACATTGTGATGAACGGTGTGAATGACGTGGAGAACTTTGGCCGCATTTTGCACCAGAACATTAGCTCCATTATGGCACAGGAGTTCAGCAAGCGGTAATTACAAACAGGACAGAGGGAAACCAACCGAGAGGAATCAGCGGTTAGGTCCCTTATATGATAAGGTAAGATGACGGCTGTTGCTTTTTTAAGGAGGCCCTGAATGATGTGCTACTTGGTAGCGAAAGATAGATATGCTCATGGTTGTATTGCTTTGAAAACAACTCACGGTAAGCATCTTGTTGAAATAAAAAGAGCCTTAAATGCTGCGGTTGGCGATAAAGGCGTACAGTTAGTGACGATTAGCAGACCAACAGCATATGGAGAGTATGCTCCATACCGATTTGCCAAAACAGAACAAGAATTTAGTGCTCTTGTACGAGCAATGCGATAATTTTATAAGTCAATTTACACCGGGCAACAGATTGTTGTTGCCCGACTTTTTGTATGGTATAATGACCCTATTATAATAAGGTAGGAAGTGTTATACCGATGGCAAAGACTGAAAGCCAAAACAAGCCAAACACGGAGTTTACGTTTAACCCAGAAGCCCATAAGGCCAAAGAAAATAAAAACAAAGAAACCTGGCAGGATAAAAACGCCCAAAAAGAGAAGTAATTTTATGGAGATAACACAATACTTAAATGCACTGGTTGCTATGATACCTGACATTTTGCAGTATGTAGTGCCCGGCGTGTTAATGTTATGGATTTACAACCGGTTGCTGGATAAACAGTTGCCGCAGCACTATTTGATTTATTCTGTGATAATTAGTTTTCTGCTTATGCAGGTAGTGCCGACCAAGAAATTACAGTACATTGTGGCCTGTGTTCTTGGTGCAATTTTAGCTATCTTACGCAGAAGCACAAAGGTTAAACGGGTGCTACTTAAATTATTTAAGTGGTCCCCAAGTAGCGATGTGTGGGAAGACATTATTGACTATGAGCTTGGCACCTATATGATGGTAGCAACAAATGACGAGAATGGGTTTAAGGGCTATTATGCAGGGTTGGCAACTGAAAAGAATATGCTGTTCTTATCAGAGTATACTGTGACGGATGACCATGGCCATGAACTTGTTACGATAGATGACCAGATTGTTGCAATACCAAGAGAGAAAATTAAGTATATTGAATTGTCTTATGATGAAAAATCAGACGTAAAGAAATATTGGTTTAAGCGATAATTACGATGACGATATACCGGGTGGCCTATGTGGCTGCCCGGCTTTTTTTATTTTGGAGGAAAAGCTATGGCGAAGAACACATTGGATGATGCCATTGCTGGGCTGAAAGACCTGGCAAAAGAGGTGAAACGTTACTGCGAGAGACTGATTGGCAACGCCAAGTTTGACCGTACAGCTGTTGGCACAATTATGAAGGTATTGGATGACCACAGCGGCTATGTAGTGGCGGCTTTTGGCAAAGAATACACCATTGCGAGTAATGCGCTGTTCCAGGTGAATGATGCTGTGGCTGTGATTGCCCCGCAGAATGACTTTAAGCGGCTGTACATTAAGCCGTATGAAATTGACCGGAACCTGTTGAAGCAGGACAAGGTTGAGGAAGACCTGAAAAATTATGTGAATAAGGTTGACAAGCTGCAGGAACAGGTGGACGGCAAGGTTGAACAGTATTTTTACAACTATGACCCGACGCTTGAAAACTGGCCTGCTATGAGCTGGAAAGACGATGCAACCAAGAAAGCACACAATGGCGATTTGTTTTATAACACCGACAGCAAGAAAGGCTGGCAGTGGACATATGACGAGGAAACAAAAACCGGCAGCTGGGTAGAAGTGACAGATAAGGAGACGCTGGATACGCTGGAAGCCGCAAGCAAGGCACAAGACACCGGAGATGGTAAGCGCCAGGTATTTACGGCTGATGCAAGCAAAGGCGAGCACCCGGAACCGCCGTATGATGTGGGCGATTTGTGGTTTAATGGGGATGATATTTTGGTTTGTACGGTTGCCCGTACCGCCAGTGACAAATATGCTGCCAGCGATTGGGTAAAAAAGGATAGTTACGCCAGCAAAGATGACATGAAAGATTATGTGGATGATGTAACGAAAGATATGCAGGACCAGATTGACAGCAAGGCCGAGCAGTATTTTTACGCCTATAACCCTACGCTGGATAACGAGCCGGCCAAGAGCTGGACGACAGACGAAGAAAAAGAAAAACATGTGGACGATCTGTTTTATAACACAGAGACAGGCAAAGCATACCGATTTATGAAAAGTGACGATGGCAGCTACAAGTGGGAACTGGTACAGGACGAGGATGTAACCAATGCACTTGAGGCGGCCAGCAAGGCACAGGATACGGCGGATGGAAAGCGGCGCGTGTTTACGGCAGATGCTACAAAGAATGAGCACCCCGATCCGCCTTATGATGAAGGTGATTTGTGGTACACGGGGGCAGAAGTGCTTGTTTGTGGAAAACCCAAGGCGAAAGGCGAGGCATATGATGCCGGCGATTGGGGCAAGAAAGACAATTACACGAACAAAGACGAAGTGATTGATGCGGTTGATAAAAAGCTGACGCAGGAGGACATCTTTAACCGGTTGACCAATAATGGAGCAAGCCAGGGCATGTTTATTGAGGATGGCAATGTGTATTTTAATGCGACCTATATTAAGTCTGGTGAGATTAACTCTGATTTGATCAAGACGGGCAAGATTAGCTCCAAGGATGGCAATGTTTATTTTGATCTGGACAATTCTGTAATTCATACAACAGATGGACAGTATGTTACAACGCTTGATAAAAATTCTATTATTGTTAAATCGAGCGACAATATACTTGCGCAGCTTCATGGACAAGACACGAGCTATGGAACAGAAAATCCAACTACAATATCTGATGCTCTGCTACATCTTGCCTGTTACGCTAAAGCACAAGATAGTGATACGACTTCTTTTGGGGGAAGTTCAAATTTGAGTGCTCAGGGGATTGAATTTATTACTCCACAAACTGATGGAACTCAACAACGTTCGTATTTTTGTAGTACATACTTAGAAACAAACGAAATTCGGTTCCGCGCTGTTAAAGGAAGATTGAAAGCTCAAATGAACGGCTCTGACGAGATGCTTATTTCTGATTTTGCAACAACACAGTTGCGCGGAAACGCACAATTGTACAAAACCGGTAACAGCGTTCCGGGCTTTTACATCTATGACGGTACCACCAACTGGGGCGGCCAAACACTTGGTTGGGATGGCAACAAAGAAGTGACTGTCCTTGGCGCAAGTACCCAGGCTGTACCGTTTGTTTATGGTATTGAGTTGGTGAAAAACAGCCAGGGCTATGTGACCGATGTAAAGCTGAAACAGCATGGGCTACGGTTTATTGGCGGCATTTTGGTTTAATTTTAGGGAGATTTTATGATGGAAAATTTTAATTTGAAGTGTGAACAGTTGAAGACTTACATTTGTGACGGTGTGAACCAGGTTGGATTGCCGCCGTATGCAGTGGAGCTGATTTTGGAGAATTTGCTGCGTGATGTGCAGAATATCCGCAAGAGCGCGATACAAGAAGAGATGGAAGCGGCTAAGAAGGCTGCGGCAGAAAAGGTTGAGGATACGCCGGCAGATGCAGCAAAGGATAAGCCGGAAGAAAGCGTAAAATAAATATAAGCTAATAGCATGATTGAACGATAAGAATAACCGCCTGACCTTGATTGGTTGGGCGGCTTTTGTTGTTTAGAGAGGGAGGGGAGTGGCGGGAGGATGAGCAAACCAGCATTATATACCGTATCAGCATTTGATGCGACAAAAGATTATACATTCCGATTCCGATACATTGGTGTGATTACCAAGGTGGAGGCACAAATTTGGGCCAATGCCATGAGTGCAGAGGAACTGGGCAGCCCAACTTACCAGAGCGGTGAGGTGAGTACCCAGAGATCCGAGTTTACTTTGAAGGCCAGCAGTATTACAAACAGCAGCGCGGCATTTGGCATTAAGGTACGGGTGTGCGGCCAAGACAGTGCGTGGAGCGAATGGAGCGACATTCTGCTGTTTTACTGTGTGGAGACACCGGTATTTAAGTTCAAAGAGATCAGCACCAAGGACAAAACCAACATTGAATACAGTGCTTTTGAGTTTACAGTGCAATACGAGAGCACCCAGGGCGAAGAGCTGAACGAATATGCGATTGAACTGTATGATGCCAGCAAGAGCCTGGTAAAAAGCAGCGAAACGCTGCGGGTGCCGGACAAGCCGTATATTATCAGCAACCTGCGCAATGACACGACTTATTACGCCAGAGCACAGGGCATTACCCAGCACGGTATGAAGCTGGACACTGGATTTTGTGAGCTGCTGATTGGCTATGTTGGCGGTGATGGCTATGCGGCTGTGGCGCTGGAAAACCATTATGAAGAGGGCTGCATTTGGGTGAAATCTTATGTTGTGACAATTGAGGGCAAGGACCGCAACGACAACAAGGACGACTACCACTATGTGAGCGGATCGGCCGGGGACCAGGCGGTAGACCTGACGGTAGACGACACCGACCCGGTTAAGGCCGACATGACGTTCAAAGACGGATTTAAGGTACAGGGCAGCCATGTGGAAGAAGGAAGCGTGGTGGACAGCAGCTATGCCATGGGACTGAATATGAAAAGCGACCGCTGGAACAAGCTGCTGATTGGGCTGTGGAACAAACGGAGCAACGGGATTAGTATGCCGACAATGGATGAAGATCCGTATGCTTTGAAGCTGTTTTTGTGCCGCCGCGACATTACGGACGATTACAGCAGCAATGCTTACAATTACCAGACGAACGAAAAGAAAACATGTTATTACCTGGAACTGACCTGCGGCGGATACTGTTTGCAGAGCAATGTAAAAACCAGTGCGCCAAGTGGTTGGTTTAAGGTGTATTTGAAAAACCGGGGCGGCCTGTTTGAGCTGCGCTGGGAGTAAAGGAGGGGTGTGGAATGATTGTGGGAGCCGATATTTTGATGGGACAGAATGCGATTTTGCCATACCCACCCTATAATGAGGCGCTGAATGTGCTGAAGCTGCAGAACGGTGTTTATGACGACCTGCTGTTAAGCCGCGACGCCGACAAGGATTACGGCAAGTACAATCTGGACAATGGGTGGCAGGCCCAAACAGCCATTTATGCAGCTTTTAACGGTGATACCCTGGGCGGCAACCTGCGCTACCGGGCGGAGCAGATCAGCGAGATGCGGTTAAAGCGACGCCGGGTTGGAACCTATAACTGGATTACTCTGGCGACCAAGCACCGGCCAACCCCGGTGAATGATGAAACCCTGAAGGAATGGGAAAAAGAACTGAACAACTGGGTACACATTGATTGGTACGCAGACGGGCGCAACACCGAGTATGAGTATGCGTTTGTGCCGATTATTGACGATGCCGAGCAGGACATGTTCACGAATAAGATTTTGAGCAGTTTTGACGGTGCGGTGCTGACGGACGGAAACATTAGTTACCACCTGTTATTTGATGCCAGCGTGACCAGCACGACCAGAACACAGCCAAACAGTGTGGTGGAAACTATGAGCAGCCGTTACCCGTATGTGATTTACGGCAGCGATCTGAATTATGAGCAGGGCAATTTTACGGCCACTGTGCTGAAATACAGTTTTGACACAGATGATTATGACGGGGATGGCGGTGCCCGGTATCGCAAGCAGTTTGTGGACTGGTGTACCAACAAGAAGCCGAAGATTTTGAAGCTGTTTGACGGACGCAGCTGGATGGCGAACATTATTAACCAGCCGAGTATCAGTTACAGTGACCATTATGACAAGGTTGCCGTGGCGTTTGATTTTGTGGAGATTGGTAGCTTGGAGAGCAGCACCGATTTGTACCGCAACGGGTTTATTGCAGAAGATATTGAAGGGAGTTGATGCGCGATGTATGTGCCAAGCACAGAAGACATACGAACCTTATACTCCCATAACATTGAGCTGTACACCCGCATTGACCTGCTGAACGACCGGATGAAGACGATTGACAGTTTGCAGGGCATTACGACCGAGGGAAGAATTTCCGTAGATGCAGATGCGGACATCCGGCGAACGTACACTTCGACCATTGTGCTGGACGAAAAACATGCGATTAGTCAGTACAGCGAGAGCGAGTGGATGAACAAATATGTTTGGATTTATATTGGTGTGAAGACCCCGATGCTGGACGATATTATCTGGTACAGCCAGGGGGTATATGTGTTCAGCCAGAACGGATACAACTATGACACGCAGACCCGGAGCCTGACCATTAACTGTATGGACCTGACGGCAATGCTGAACGACACGTTGGCCGGACAGCTGACAGGCATTAAAACCGTGTTTAAGGCCGGGGGCGGAATCCGCAGGGCGATGGTGGAGCTATTACAGGAAGTGGGGATTAACAAAGTATTTATAGAATATTGGAACCGAACGATCCCTTATGACCAGGAGTTTGATGCAGCGACCAGTGTGTGGACAATTTTGACACAGCTGCGTGATTTGTATTACCCGTTTGAAATATTTTTTGAGGATGATGTGTTCAAATGCCAGCAGATCCCAAGCTGTGAGGATGACCCGCTGGTGCTAAATGCCGATGTGTTCAATGATTTGATCATCAGCGAAGACGCAACGGTGGATTACAGCGAGGTGCGAAACTGCGTTGAGGTGTTTGGCGCTGCGGCAAGCCCGGATGTGAGCTGCACAGACCTGGTGGTGGACACGACAAAGAAAACCATAACATTAAACGTAGTTGGATTGGCATTGAATGGTAAGAAGCTGATTTTGTTTACGCCGCCGGACAATGTGGCCGACCTGTACGATGCTGACAAAGGGTACCAGATGAAGATCAGTGCCAAAGCAACAGAGACCAGCGATGCGGTTGTGACCGATGTTTTGAGCCTGTATACCATCAGCACAGATGAAGCCGGCAACAACAAAAAGGCCAGGCAGGACTGCATGAAACCAAAAGTACAATATGTGGTGCGCTACGATGCCGATTATTCCCCGAATGAGAATGGCGGCAAAGGGCGCTTTTATTTTTATGGGCAGGTACAGCCGCACGCCATGGTGATGCTGAAAGATGCAAAACCGAGCAAGGAAGAGCTGGACAAGCTGAAAGAAACCGAGAACTGCCAGAATTTGGAGGTTGTGAGTACCGCCAACCCGGATATTGAAGGGTATGAGGAAGACGACCAGTTTTTGAACAGCCCGTTCAGCATTGAACGAATTGGACGACGCAATGTGGTTTTGAGCGGCGGTGAGTACGACAATTACACTACAGATGACGGCATTTTGGATGTTGCCGAATACGAGTTGTGGAAGCGGGCGCGATTGACCGACAGCATTACGGTGAAGATGCTGCTGGTGCCGTGGCTGGATGTGAACACTAAGGTTGAATACTGCCCGCGTTACATGGGCGGCAAGACAGCCGTGCAATTTATTATTAAAAAGATTGATAAGAGCTTGGGGCAGGGAACGATGGATGTGACGCTGATGAGGTTTTACCCGTATTACCCGTACCCTGTAAAAGATGAGACCGGAGAGTGATAAGCAATGGCAGATACCTATACAAAGTTCCCGGAAGGTATTGATACGTTTGAAGACAATGCCGACCTGGATAGCAGCCATGCCGCAGCGGCAGCCCAGTACACCAAGTACCTGGCAGACGGCAAGTATACCGAGGCCAGCAATTACCTGAACCAGAACAGCGGCCTGCGCAAATACATTATTAAAGCGGCGGATATTAACCATGTGAAACATGCGATTACTGCACTGGAGCAGCACTATGCCGGAGCGGTGAATTACATCATTGACGGCAAGTTTGACCCCGACATGATGATCCATGAATACAGCTACAGTTACAGCGGCGGGACCCATACCCTGACATGCAAGAGCGGCAGCAGTTACAGCAACGCAGCCAACGGCAAAGCATATTTTACCACGGCGTTCAGTGACGGGCACAGACTGGTGATCAATGGCAAAGACATGACCAGCAACGCCTACTGCGGCACAGAGAAACTGGGTGACGGTGCGATTGGTGCTGGGCAGTGGGTGATTTTTCAGTACGATACGAGGAGAAACATTGTAAATTTTACTAACGGCAGCGGCATTGGGGCTTCCAAGCTGGCTGCCACAACTGCTTTGCCGGACCAGGTGCTGGCAGGACAGACATTTTACAGCAAGAACAAAACCCTGAAAACCGGCACCATGCAGAATTACGGCAATGTAACGGCAGAATTGGCCAACGGCGAGAGCTACCAGATCAAGGCCGGCTATTACAGCGGCGGTGCGATCAGCGCAAGCGGGCTGGGCAGCAATACGCCGGGCACTGCGGATGAAAAATCTATCCTGGAAGGAAAAACTGCCTGGGTAGATGGCAAGTTGGTAAAAGGATCTATCAAGACTTATTCTGCCACAACCCAGCTGCAGGGCGGCGAGCGCGAGAGCACCAAGATGACCGTGCAGAAAAAAGACGGTGTGACCCGGCTGTGTGTAGCCACAGATAACCAGAAAACCAACGATATTTACAGTGGCTGCTATTACGATAACGTGATGTGGCTGTGGGGAACCGCAAGCACGGCGGCCAAAGCCCTGTTGGAGGATGATACCACCAATGCGGCAACCGCCAATGATGTGGCCAGCGACAAGAAGTTTATTGATAAGAATGGCAACTGCACGCAGGGTACCCTGACCAGGCGCAGCTATGGCTTTGCCCATGACATGGGTTTTGGAACCGACAGCGAGTATTTTGCGCTGCGTAATATTGACGAGGGTGCATACAAAAGTGACGGCAATTTTTGGGCACCGGAAGTGCGCGTGAACCTGGCCGATTTCCGCAAAGGGATTGGCTGCACAGAAGATAAGATTGTGAACGGTGAAAGCATTGCCGACCTGACTGGTAAAGCCGGAAGCCGAATTGCAACGATTGATAAGGACACAACCAACGGCGACCATTACAGCAACGTGGTGACGACTGGCGGTTGCCAGCACGCATGGGTTGTGGTCAGTGTGAGTAAGACCGGAACAGAAAACAGACTTAATCGAGTGTGGGTACAGGCCAGCAACGACGGCAGCAACTGGACGGATGTGTGGGACAGCGGAAGCGGACTGCAGGCTGTATACAAGCAGCAGGCTTTGAACACATCCACAGCATACACCCAATGGCGCGTGAAGCTGAACAGCGATGGCGATAAGTGCCACGCCCATATTGTATTGTTTGTTTGAAAAATAGAAAGGGGAGGAGGAAAACATGGCATTAAGTTTTGAAGAATCGAAACGGATGGCGGCTGAGATGGCAGCCAAAGCAGAGCCTGTGGCATTGCAGGCTGAGGCTGCCCCCATGGCCGCGGTGGTTGATATGCCACAGGCGCAGGCCAATGATGACGGCGGCTACACCCGTAGTGAAAAATACCTGTGGTACAGCCAATATAACGATGATGCGTTTTCGACCATTGACGATATGAAAAATGTTGTGATGGACGAGAGCCAGATCAACATTACCCAGGAAACCAACAGCCAGGTGATCCCGTTTAAGATGCCGCGGCGATATGACGGCATTGATTTGATGCAGATGATGTTGCAGGTGCATTACCTGAATGTGGACGGGCAGGAAGCATATGCCACGCCGATCAATGTTACCTACAACGAGGATACGATCCGGTTCTATTGGCTAGTTACAAATAGTGTGACAAGCAAAAAGGGGACAGTACGTTTTGAGATCACTGCAACCGGTGTAAATGAACGCAGCGAGACCTATATGTGGCGCACACGACCGGACGGCGAGCTGAATATCTTGGAGGCTTTGAGTGGCACCAAGATGGTGGAACCGGACAAAGACTGGTACACAAGCTTTGTTGCCCTGATGGACGAGAAGGTTGGCCAGGCTTCCAGCTATGCCAGTGCCGCACAGGCCAGCGCCCAGGATGCAGCCAACGCTGCGGCGGGTGTGGATAATAAGATCCAAAATGCGGCAGCAGGAATTAAACAGGAGCTGCAGAATGACCTTGACACCAACTACACCAAGAAAACTGAGCTGACCACGGAACTTGCCAAGTATTATAACAAGGAAGAAGTGGATGGCTTTGTTACACTGCTGGAAGGCAAGATTTCCGGTATTGACGGATTAGCGGCTTTTAACTGTGCGTATGATGCTGGCACCCGTGCTTTAACATTTTATAACGGCGATGCAGTGATTAAAACTGTAACCTTGAGCACCGACCCCAGCGCAGAGTGGACGACCGCATATGGCAAGACGGTGGATGCTAAGATCAGCGCGGCGGTAGACCCGGTAAGCACAGCGCTGGACGAATACAAGACCAGCAACAACGAAGCCGTGAAAGCTTTGCAGGATAGTGTGGGCGACCTGCCGAACACCTTGCAGAGTGATTATTATAATAAGGAAGCAACCGACAAACTGCTGGCTGATAAGGCGGACAAAACTGCTTTGGATGGATTTACCAATGATTTGACTGTGACCAAGAATACCGTGACAGCTTTGCAGAGCAGTGTGGATACGGCCAACAGCGACATTGCAGAAATCCAGGAAAAGATCAAAGATATTAAGCCCAGCAACGGCCATGAGTACGACATTACTTACACCAGTGATGACGGTCATTTGAGCCTGTTGGAAGACGGCACAGCCAAGACTGTTGTTACCATTAAAGGTGGTGGCGGTGGCGGTGGTGAGACAACCAGCACCATTACCATTGAACGAATTGGTGACAGCAGCCTGACTGTAGTTCAGGGCGACAGTGCATTGATCAGCTTTAAGTTTACGAGTGTGGACAATGCTGGCGATGACACCGGCAATGCGACTGGCAACTGGTATGTGGGCAACACCAAGGTGGCAACCACGACCATCACCCAGGGCAAGAATACCTTTGATGTGACGCAATACTTGCACAGCGGTGACAACACCGTGCGGCTGCAGGTTACGGACAGTATGGGCAGTGTGGGCAGCAAGAACTGGTCGGTTAATGTTGTTGAGTTTTATTTGGAGAGCGTTTTTGATGACTCTCTTTTTTATTCCGGTGAAGTAACTTACCGGTTTACTCCGTATGGCAATATTGCCAAAAACATCAGCTTTAAGTTGGATGGCAAGGCGATTGGCGGAACAAGCACTGCAGTGACAGGCCGCCAGATGACCTACAATTTGCCCACCCAGAAGCACGGCAGCCACCTGCTGGAAGTGAGCATGACGGCGGAGATCAATGGCAAACAGGTGACAAGCAACACCCTGCGCCACGATATTATGTGGGTGGAAGAGGGCAATAATACCCCGATTATTAGTTGCGCCGTGCTGGATTACAGTGCCAAGCAGTACAGCAATGTTGCGATTGGCTATACCGTGTATGACCCGGCCAGCAGCAACACCAATGTGACCCTGGCTGTGGATGGCATTGTTGCCAGCAAGCTGACGGTAGGACGCACCAAACAGACCTGGACGTTCAAGAGCAGCGAGATTGGCAGCCATGTGCTGACCATTACCTGCGGCAAGACGGTAAAGACCATCAATGTAAAAATTACCGAGCTGGGTATTAACATTGAGCCGGTGAAAACCAACCTGATGTTTGACTTTAACCCGGCTGGCCGAACCAATGCGGACGAAAACCGCCTGTGGACCGATGGCAATACCGCGATGACGGTAAGCGACAACTTTGACTGGAGCAATGGCGGCTACCAGATTGATGAGGACGGCGATACTTACTTTTGCGTGAAAGCCGGAACTACCGCCACGCTGGATTATAAGCTGTTTGCGGACGATGCCAAAAAGAAGGGTAAGAACTTTAAGCTGGTGTTTAAGACCACCAATGTGCGAGACTACGATGCTACGGCACTAACCTGCGCAAATGGCAACGTTGGTTTGACGGTACAGGCACAGAAAATTACCCTGACCAGCCAGCAGAACCGCATTGAGCTGCCGATTTGCGAAGATGACTTTTTGGAGTTTGAGTTCAATATTTTACCGGACAGCAAGTATAAAGAGATGGTGCTATGGTGCGACGGTATCCCCTGTAAGGTGGAACTGTACGATGCAAGCGACAACTTTACACAAGCAAGTCCGGTTGGTATTACGATTGGCTCTGCGGACTGTGATGTACAGGTATACCGCATGAAAACCTACGGCATGGAGCTGTCGGACGATGAGATCCTGGACAACTTTATTGCGGATGCCAAGAACGCCGAGCTGATGATTGAACGCTATAACCGCAACGATATTACCAACGTGAGCGGCGAACTGGATGCTGACCTTTTGGCCGAGAAGTGCCCGGACCTGCGCATTATCAAGATCAGTGCTCCGACCTTTACGACCGGCAAAAAGAATGAGGTTTTTAATACCACCATCCAGCAGATTTACAAGAACGGACGCGCTGTGGAGGATAACTGGACCGCGACCGGCAGCCATAAAGGCCAGGGCACCAGCTCCAATGCGTATGGCGAGAGCGGCCGAAACATTGATATTAACTGTTCCGGCGGATTTACGTTTGGCGACGACAGCGCCGGAAGCACCTATACCTTGACCGAGAACAGTATCCCGGAGAAATATTTTAATATCAAGGTAAACATTGCAAGCTCTGAAAACGCAAATAACGCCTGCATTGCAGATGATTACAACACGTTTAACCCGTATACCCGTAAGGCAAAGAAAGAGAACCCGAAGGTGCGCGATACGATGGCGTTTTATCCGTGCGTGGTGTTTATCCAGGAGACGGACGTGGAGAACGCGACGGTGTTTAAGGACGGCCAGTGGCATTTTTACGCTTGCGGTGATATTGGCAACAGCAAGAAGAACAATGACACCCAGGGCATGGACCCCGCAAACCACAAGGAAGTTATTATTGAGATTGATAACAACACCGATGCTCAGACTCGCTTTTTGAGTGATGATCTGAGCCAGGAAACTTGGGACGGCGACCACAGCTTTGAGTTCCGCTATATTAGCAAAAAGTGTACCGAGGAAGAAACACAGGCGGCAAAGAATGCCTGGCAGAGCTTGCTGACCTGGGTAGTAAATGCAGATGATACAGAGTTTAAGGCCCACTTTGAGGACCACTTTATCAAGGACAGTGTGCTGTTCTTTTATCTGTTTACTGAGCGCCACACAATGGTGGATAACCGCGCCAAGAATGTGTTCCCCCACACAGAAGATTTGATCCATTGGGATTTTTGCATGGATTACGATAACGATACCTGCCAGGGCAACGACAACGAGGGCGGATTGACACTGACTTACGGCTATGAGGATACTGACACCATTGGCACCAAGAGCGTGTTTAACGCGGCAGACAGCAAGCTGTGGTGCAAGGTACGAGATCTTTTTGCGGAAGACTTGCAGAAGATGTACCTGAACCGTGAGAGTGCTTTGGCCTGGAGTGCAAACCGTATTTTGCGCAAGATTGAGGCGTACCAGGATGTGAAGCCCGAAAAGCTTTGGATCATGGACATGCGGCGCAAATATTTCCGCACTTATGAAGACAATGGAACGACCAATTACCTGCCGATGATGCACGGCAACAAGCGCCACCAGCGCCGTCAGTACCAGAAGTACCAGGAAAAGTATATTGCGAGCAAGTACAGCGGTACAACCTGCACGGCTGATGATATGACGATCCGCGGCTATACCCCGACCAACTGGACAGGTGTGCAGCCGGATGGCACGTTCCATATCCGCCCGTATGCAGATACCTATGTGAGTGTTTTGTATGGCTCCAACCCGGTAAAAATGCGCGGCAAGCGCGGCCAGACCTACACGATTGAGTGCCCGATTGCAGCCATGAACGATACCGAGGTTTATGTTTACAATGCCAGCCTGATACAGAGCATTGGCGACATTAGCGGGTTTTACCCTGGGTATGTTGATTTTAGCCATGGTGTGAAATTGACCGACTTGCAGGTTGGCAACGGCACCGAAGGCTACCGCAACACAAACATGACCGACTTTGCGGTTGGCAACAATACGCTGCTGGAGCACCTGAATTTGCAGAATGTGCCAAACCTGAAGAAATCCATCAGCTTGGCGGGATGTGTAAACCTGACCGATTTTTATGCCGGCGGCAGCGGTATTACCGGTGTGGCGTTTGCTAAGGGCGGCAAGATTGAAAAGGCTGAACTGCCTGCGATTGCAAGCCTGACGGCACAGAACCTGAACCACCTGACCGATTTGAAGATTGATAGCTATGAGAACATGACCACACTGGTTGTGGAAAGCTGCCCGACCATTGACTTGAAAGCTATGTTGGAAAAATGCACAGGTTTGAACCGCGTGCGCCTGACTGGCCTTGATTGGGAATGCGAGGATACAGCGCTGCTTGACCGGCTGTACACGATGACCGGCTTGGATGAGAACGGCTATAACACCGGGCACTCTGTACTGGAGGGCAAGGTACATGTGCCCATTATGCGTGAAAAGAAGCTGGCAGAGTTTAATGCACAGTGGCCGGATTTGAAGATCAGCTACAACACGCTGGTGGAACAGTTTACCTGGACATTTGTGAATGATGATGACGAGCACACAGTTTTGGATGTGCAGTACATTGACAAGGGTGGTAAGGCTGTTGACCCTGTGACCCGTGCGGAGAAGCCGATCCCGAAGCCGACCAAGAAGAGCACGGTGAGCACTGACTTTACCTATGCTGGATGGGACACAGAGTTTGTTACAGTATTTACCAACCAGACCGTAACGGCCAAATATACCGAGAGTGTGCGGAAGTATACCGTGCGCTACCTGAACAATGGTGTGGAGAAACAGAAAACAGTTGCCCCCTATGGCAGCATGGTGCTGTACGAAGGCGATACCCCAACCTACACGGCGGAGGAAGGTGCCTATAAGTTCTACCTGTTTGACCATTGGGACAAGGGCGGATATGTGAACGGAGACAAGGACATCAATGCGGTATATGACAGCTGCGAATATACCTCTGGTTATTTTGACGGCAAAGAGATTGGCAGTTTGCGCCCGGTTGAGATTTACGCAATGAAAAAAGTTGGTGTGGAGAATAAGGTAGTTAGCCCCAAGGACGCTGTGACCATTACGATGGGCAACGACTTTAGCTACTCTGACATTGAAGAGAAGGTTCTGATTAACGAGAAAAAGACCTTTGATGGCACCAACTATGTGGACACCGGTGCGCAGCTGTTGAAGGAAGACCGGGACTGGGTGCTGGCGGTAGATTACCGGATGACCACAACCGATACGGCCAATGCTGTGCTGATGCAGTGTTTTGAAACCAACGGCATGAACGGTATCCGCATTTGGAACAATAATGGAGCTAAGATCAGTTGGGGCACCGAAAGCACAGCAGCTGCCACAATTGGAACCCGTGACATGGTGGTAATGCGCCATAAGAAGGGCGAAAACAACCTGCATGTGTATACGGCCAACATTTACGGTGACGACATTGTTTACACCGAGATTAACCGTGGACGAATTACACAGACCAATGCAACGCTGGTGTTTGGTTGCGCCAAGGCAGATGACGGGGAATATGAACGGTTTGCCAAGGGTGATGTGTACTGGGCGAAAGTTTGGTATGCAGACCTGGGCGACAATGCCTGCCGGAAGCTGGCTGCATGGCCGCATGAAACCCGCGAATATGAGATGTGCGGATTTAAGCAGTTTTATTTAAGCGATAATACAAACAAGCGCTGCGCAATGACGTTTTTGGCGAAAAATACGCTGGCACGCAAGATGCCAGTTACCAGCAGCTATTACAACAATGGCGGTTGGCCCGCAGCAACGCTGCGCACCTACCTGGACAAGCGGCTGCCGAATGCCTTGCCGATTGGATGGCAGCAGTTGATCCAGCAGGTAAAAGTGACATCCAGTGCGGGCGGAACATCCAAGGAAATTGTGACGGCGGATTGTTACTTCTTTATACCGGCTGCATATGAGCTGAACCCCAGTATGAACAGTGAGCCGTATATTTATGAAGGCACAACAATCAGTTATATGACGGATAATCAGAGCCGAATCTGCTATGACGATGATGGCGCGGCCACCACTTATTGGACACGCAGCCCGAATGTTCAGTATACAGATTACTTTTTGCAAGTTGCGGCAGACGGCCAGATTTACAGCTATGTTACCCCGACTGAGCAGCATGGCGTGCGCGTGATGTTCAGCGTGTAAAGGAGGTTGAGGGACGAAATGTATTACAAGGTGATATATAACGGCCAGGTGATTGATGCCCTTGACCACCTGAATTTTGTGAAATACCAGGCAAAACACGGGATTATGGTAAACTGCACAGCAGATGATGCCGAAGGAATTGTGAGCAGTGATGGGCGCTACATCTGGCATGTGGACGGATACTATAACATTCCGGCGGCAGGATACGATACCGTGCAGCTGGAAGAGATCAGTGTTTACGAATATGACAAGCTGAAAGCCTTGGGGGCGAAAACCCCTGAGGCTATTATTGATGCTTATACCCTAAGCCTGATTGAAGGAGGTGTGCTATGAGTGACTTTGTGGAGAGTTTGCGGCGGTTGTATTTGGATCGCCGATTAAAAGAAGCGACCCTAAATGCGCTGTGGCACAAGGGCAAAATCAGCCGCAATGAGTTTGACTACATTGTGAGCGGAAAGGAGACGAGCAATGTACACGATCCTGATTAACGAGGACAATACCCTGACCGCCAGTGTGGTGGAGCGCGTGATGCAGCAGAGCAAACTGGTAGACACCCTGCATTTTTTGGCTGACCCGGAATACAAGGGCAAAGATATGCGCGACTATGTGGTGATGCTGGAATACCGGTTGCCGGTGAGCAAGAAATACCGCACCGAGTTTTTGACGCTGAGTGACGAGCTGTACAAAAACAAGCTGGAATATAAGTTGCCCTTTGACACAGCGCTGACCAGTGAGGCCGGTGTGATTGAGTTCCAGCTGACCTTTGGCAACATTGAGATGGATGCTGAAGGCAGAACCACCCAGTACATTCGCAAGGTTGGACCGGGCGAAATTAAAATTGTTGATGTTTACGACTGGGCGGCCACGATCCCGGACGAAGCACTGAATGCTTTGGACCAACGGATTATTGCGATGCAGGCCATGCTGAAGGCCATGATTGATAAGAGCAACACCATGATGAACAGCAAGGCCGACAACCTGAGCTACAAGAATGACATGCTGCAGCTGACCGCCAACGGAAGCCCGATTGGCAATGCGGTAGAGATCAAGAGCAGCGGCAGTTCCGGCAGTGGCGGTGATGGTACAACTGATGGAAATATGCGGGTGGTTGAGTTTTAAGGCTTAGCCGCCTGCGTTTTTTCTATATAGCAACAAATGGAGGAAGGAGTTGGGAGAATGGCAACCACAAGCAAGTTGGGCTATGGTAACGCGGAAAACCTGGATGCAGCGATTACGAATGGAATTATTGACGAGAAGGACCTGGTTATTACCAAGGATACATCGGAATTTTATTACATCCGTGACGATAAGAGCAAACAGGCGATCCGCCCCCGTACCCGTGTTTTTGACAGCAACGGGCAAGCCAATGAGCAGTTGAACAACAGCAGCGACACTTATGCCGGGCAGACCGTAATGATTAAAAACACCGAGGGCAAGTATGAGCCGTGGATTGTACAGCTGTTGGACACCGGGAAGTTTGCTGTTGAACCGTTCAGCACTGCAAGCACTGGATTTGTTTGGCAGGAATTTTAACCGACAAAAACAACATGAAATTTAAGGAGAAATGATTATGGCAGAAGTAAAATTTAATTATGGCACCAAAGCTAACTTTGAAGCCCTGCCGGCAAAGGATAACGACACCCTGTATTTTTTGACTGACACTTTGCAGATTTTTAAGGGCGCAGTTGAATACACCAAGAGCTGCAAGCTGGTAAGCAGCCTGCCCGGTTCCGGCCAGGTACAGGGCGTTATTTATGTGCGCACCAACGACTTTACCCTGCATGTGTTCAATGGCACCAGCTATATCCAGCTGAACAAGGCCACCGTAACTGAGATCCCGGCTGCCAACGCCAGCGATGACAATGTGCCCACCACCAAGGCTGTTGCCGATTACGTCAACGCCAAGATCGAAGCCGTTGAGAATACCAAGGGCAAGTTTGTTACCGATGTTACCTACAATGAGGGCGTGCTGAGCGTTGCCAAGGGCGGCGACCCCGTTGCTACCACCCTGACTGGCGTTGTGCATGCACCGACTTATGACGCAAGCACCCGCACCATCAAGCTACCGGTATTTGGCGGCGACGAACTGACCATTGCGCTGGGCAAGGATCTGGTTGTGACCAGCGGCACCTATAATGCCAAGGACAAAAACATTGAGCTGACCATTACCAGCGGCGATGTGATCAAGATCCCGGTTGGCAGCCTGATTGATGTTTACACCGGTCTGGCAACTTCCACCGCTGAGGTTACTGTTTCTACCGACAATAAGATCAGCGTGAAGGTGAAGGTGAGCGCCAAGGCTGACAACTCCATTACCCTGGAGGAAGACGGCCTGTATGTTGCTGTGCCCGATGCTTATACCAAGGCTGAAGCTGACAAAAAGATCAAGGCTGTGCAGACCGCCCTGGATACACACACTGCGAATGCCGACATCCATGTGACCAAGGAACAGAAGGCCGCCTGGGATGCCAAGGTGGGCACTGAACAGCTGGCTGCCGCCAAGAGCGAGGCCATTGCTGCTGCCGCTGCTGACGCAACCACCAAGGCTGATGCTGCCCGTGATGCCGCCAAGGAGTATGCTGACGGCCTGAACACTGCCATGGATACCCGTGTGAAGGTTGTTGAGGGCGCTATTACCTGGAAGACCATTGGCTGAGACGGCCAAGCGGTTAGTTATTTCAAATTGACATAAAAAATAGCCTTCGCTGTGGAGCCAGTGTTTTGCGAAATAAGGAGAACATGCACTGTGCAGCGAAGGTTTTATATTGTATTGACAAACAACGATGTTGAATATATAATAATAGTAGAACTAAGGCACCGACATAGACGGTCTACCTCAGTTTATAGTTTATGTATGACAGTTAAACCATCATAGCAAAAACCGTTCTGTGGGCGACAGGGCGGTTTTACTTTTTATTACCACGAAAAAACGTGATAACTGCTACGACAGTTTGTACCCCAGTGAACACAACGCCAATAATGACAATGGTATCAACAAAGGATAGATCCGGCATAAGCATCACCTCCTGGCAAAAATAAATTTACCGGAAGGCAAAGTAAGGGCGCTCCACAATGCCTTGCGGCAGATGGGAGGTTTGACCGCCTATTACGTCTATGAGGAAGATATGGCAAAAAGGAATAAACGTTGGTGCCTTAGTTCTGCTATTATTATACTGTCAATGCAAAATTTGTCAAATTAAATACTGAATCGAAACCGCTTATCTGTACGCAGGTAGGCGGTTTTTTTATTGTTACAAAAAGGAGTTTTACGATGTCAAAACTTTCTTTATGCGAGATCCAACAGTCGCAGCTGGATAAAACTCCTATTGTGGATGGACAGCTGGTATGCTGCTTGGATACGGGAAACACTTACCGGGACACAGCCGGCGGGCGAGTTCGGATTGGAAGCGATCTGGAACGAGTGAGTGAGCTGCCATTGGCCCCGCTGGCCGGGAAGATTTATTACCTGCCGCCCGGAGATTTATATATTTATAACTCTGGTTGGGTAATGCTGAATGATACTGATTTTACAATTGGGGCCAGCAAGGCTGATGCCACAGAAGTCAATTTGGAGCTGAAACATGGTGATGTGGCAAAAGGTACGGTAAAGGTGCGCGGCACCGGCATTACGAGCGTGACGGCGGATGCAGATGGGAGACTGATTATCAACACCCCAAGCCCGGAAGCTGTGATTGACGAGATTACCAACAGCCAAATTGATAATTTATTCAAAGACGAATAGGAGGGGATAATATGAAATTTTTGAGTTATGACGGTCTGCTTTATTTTTGTCAGAAGATTAAAGCTTTGCTGGCGGGCAAGGTAGACAAGGTTGATGGCAAGGGGCTTTCGACCAATGATTACACCACGGCAGAAAAGACCAAACTGGCCGGCCTGATGAATTACATCCACCCGACAACCAGCGGGAATAAACATATCCCTGCAGGCGGCAGTGCCAACCAGATTTTGGGTTGGAGCGCGGACGGCACCGCTAAGTGGGTAAACGAAAAGGATACCACCTACAGCGTGATGAGCGGCGCAACGGTTGATGCGGATGGCAAGAGCGGATTGGTGCCCAGCCCGACGAAGGGTGCGCAGCGCTGGCTGGATTCGACCGGTGCTTGGACAACCCCGCCGAACACCACCTATGGAGCTGCAAGCACTACGAGCGCTGGTCTGATGAGTGCCGCCGATAAGAAGAAGCTGGATGGTGTTGCGGACGGTGCAAACAAATATGTACACCCCGCCACAAGCGGCAACAAGCACATCCCGGTAGGTGGTTCTGACGGCATGATCCTGGGCTGGAGTGCCGATGGTACGGCCAAGTGGGTCGCCGACAAAGATACCACCTATACCAACTTTAAGGGCGCGACTGCTGATACGGCTGGTAGTTCCGGCCTGGTGAACGCACCTGCCAAAGGGCAGCAGGGTTTGTACCTGCGCGGTGACGGCACCTGGGCAACCCCAACCAATACCACTTACAACGATGTAACCCAGAGCGCACACGGTTTGATGACCGCCGCTGATAAAAAGAAGCTGGACGGCATTGCTACCGGTGCCAACAAATATGTACACCCCAGCTATACCGCACATGACAGTGGCCTGTACAAAATTACTGTGGATGCGACCGGACATGTGAGCGCTGTGACTGCGGTTGCCAAGGGCGATATTACGGCATTGGGTATCCCCAGCACCAACACCACCTACAATGATGCCACCCAGAGCACCCATGGTCTGATGAGCACTGCCGACAAGAAGAAACTGGATGGTTTTGGCGCGGCAAGCACCTATGCCCTGAAGAGTGACATTACCGCTATGTACCGTTACAAAGGCAGTGTGGCAAGCTATGACAAGCTGCCAACCAGCGGCCAGACCATTGGCGATGTATACGACGTTGGCGATGGCATGAACTATGCCTGGAACGGCGAGAAGTGGGATGGACTGGGCCAGGTGTTTACCATTGATGCGATCCAGAATACTGAAATTGATACCATTTTGGCAAGTTGATTGAATAATTTTTGAGGAGGTGTGGCAAATGGGATACCTTGACTATGAAGGTCTTGGATACTTTTTTACAAAAATAAAAAATGTGTTTGCACCCAAAAGCCACGGGCACGGGGGAGCGACACAGAGCGCGGCTGGCTTTATGAGCGCAGCCGACAAAAAGAAATTAGATGGAATTGCCGAGGGGGCAAACAAATACAACCTGCCCACGGCAACCAGCAGTGTGTTGGGCGGCGTGAAAACCGGAGCGAACATTACAAACAGCAGCGGTACGATTAGTCTGACAGAGACAAACGTGACAACTGCGTTGGGATATACACCGCCCACCAGCGACACTTGGCGCGGCATCCAAAACAATTTGACCAGTGACAGTACGACCGACAGTTTGAGCGCAGCGCAGGGCAAGGCGCTGAAAACCCTGGTGGATGGCAAAGCTGCGGCAAACCATGCACATGGCCAGTATTACGATTCGACCCTAAGCAGAACAAAAGGAACTGTATTGGCTGCACCTGCGGCGGCTGATGGCAAAGCAACCTTCCGCGTTTTGACCAAAAGCGATGTTGGGCTTGGTAGTGTGGACAATACAGCCGACAGTGCCAAAAGCGTGAAATATGCCACGAGTGCTGGCAGTGCAACCAGTGCGACAAGTGCGACCACTGCCACAAATGATACCAAAGGACAGGCCATTACCAGCTACATACGCGGACTTTCGGTAAATGGGAGAACAGTGACTTATACAAAAGGCGATGGCACAACTGGAACTATTACAACACAGGATAATAATACTGATACAAAAGTAACCCAGAGCGCAGTAAAAGACAGTGATTATACCAATTACCGCAGCCTGATATGGGGCGCGAGTAACAGTACGACAGCAGGATTTACACCATCCACAGTAACGGATGGTGTTTTTTCTTGCACGAATTTATATGTGCAGCCTTCCAGCGGAACGATTTTTGCCACAAAATTCAAAGGAAATTTGGATGGCAATGTAGCATGGGGAAACGTTACAGGTAAACCGAGTACATATACACCCAGCAGCCACACCCACACGCGGAGCCAGATTACAGACCTTGGAGCGGCTGCCGGAAAGAACATTCGCGGACTGACGAAACAGAGTGCAAGCGGATGGAAAGATGTGGCCACAGATGCGCAGTATGTACCAGACATGACATTTATTGCACTTTGGAATGGTGCGTACGCGGGCAGTGCTTCTAATTTGGCATATTGCAACCGTGGTGCATTTGGTACGATTGTAACCAAGAATACTGGTGATTATGCCGTGGCCGGACATACACATACATGGGACAGTATAACCAACAAGCCCAGTACCTTTGCGCCCAGTGCTCACAATCATTCTGTTATCAAGAGCCTGAGTGTGAGCGGTACGACCCTGACATGGACAAAGGATGACGGTACGACAGGAAGCCTGACAACGCAGGACACTAATACGACTTACGGGACGTTCAAAGGAGCAAGTACGAGTGCAGCAGGCAGTACCGGCTTGGTAATTGCGCCAGCGGCGGGCAATGCGAACCGTTACCTGCGCAGTGACGGAACCTGGGCTGTACCCCCGGATACGAATACAACCTATGGCGTGTTTGCGAAAGCGACCGCTGATGCGGCGGGCAGTACAGGACTTGTTCCGGCACCGGCTAAGGGAGCACAGGGACAATATTTACGCGGCGATGGAACCTGGGCTACACCGAGCAATACTTGGCGTGGGATCCAGGATAATCTGACCAGCACATCGACAACTGACTCACTTTCTGCCAACCAGGGTAAGGTATTGAAAGGTTTGATTGATGGTAAGGCGGCAAGCGGCCACACCCACAATTATGCTGGGTCCAGCAGCGCAGGCGGTGCCGCAACGAGCGCCAACAAGGTGAATGCAGCTTTAACGATTAACCTGAACGGGACAAGCCAGGGTGCATGGGATGGCAGCAGTGCAAAATCTATCAGCATTACGGCAGCCAGTGTTGGCGCAACAAGTGTGACAATTAGCAGGTGGTGATTTTTATATGGGAGTTTATTTAGGAAGTACGCAGGTGGATATGCAGGGAGGTTTTGTGACTGGTGGTGCCAGTGGGGCGAGTTTGCAGAGCAAGACGGTCAGCCCCAGTGAGAGCGCACAGACGATCAAGGCCGACAATGGCTATGACGGTTTGAGCCAGGTTACAGTAAATGCAGTATCGAGAACTTATGTGGGAAGCGGCGTAACGAAAAAGAGTGCTGCGACTTATACGCCGGGCACAAGTAACCAGACCATTACATCCGGCCAGTATTTGAATGGAACCCAAACGATTAAGGGAGACAGCAACCTGACCGCTGGAAATATTAAAAATGGTGTGAGTATTTTTGGAGTTTCTGGTACTTACACGGGCAGCAGCAGTGGTGGAAGCGGAAGTGTGAATTTACAAAGCAAAACTGTATCGCCAAGTGAAAGCACACAGACTGTAAAACCTGACAGCGGATACGGCGGATTGAGCCAGGTGACTGTAAATGCTATTTCGACTACATATGTGGGAAGTGGTGTGACCAAGAAAGCTGCTGCGACTTATACACCATCGACCAGTAACCAGACGATTGCCGCAAGCCAGTATTTGAACGGGGTGCAGACCATTAAAGGTGATGCAAACCTTGTGGCTGGCAACATCAAAAGCGGCGTAAGCATTTTTGGTGTGACAGGAAATTATGCCGGGAGCAGCAGTGGCGGAAGCAGTGGGAACAATAATGTGGAAGCGTATCATGTGACATCGACTTCGCCCAGTGTGAATTTTAAGACCAGCAGCGGCACGATCAAGATCTGGGGTTATGGCACAATGACTTCTAGCAGTGGATGGGGCGGTTCTTCGACCAGCTTGATTGCTTTTGATGGCGATAAATATTATAAAAGCGCTATATACGGAAGCCCGTCTAGCACAAACTTGAGCCTAAGTGTGAGTTCCAGCGGAACAATCAGCGGACTGCCAAGCGGACTGAGTGCCCTGGATGCAATTATTACGAGAGGTATATGATTATGGCAACTGATACAAAGCTGGACAGTTTGGTGATTAACTACCTGACACAAAGCCAGTATGATACGGCTAAGACAAATGGGAAACTGAACGCAAACCAGATTTATATGACACCGGCGAGCAATACGACCTATACACTGCCGACCGCAACAAGTTCTACCTTGGGTGGAGTGAAGATTGGCGATAATATTACGGTTGATAGCGGAAAGATCAGCTTAACAAAAGCAAATATCAATTATGCACTTGGAAATACCGATACAAACAACGCGAATTTTTCATTATGGAAATATAACAACGTTATTGGCGGTGTAGATAATCAAGTTGGAACAACAAAATCCGGTTCATTTACCGGTACAAACCAAAACTGCCTGGTTGTCGGTTCCAATAACGATATGCGCCCTGTGGGTAGTGGAAATGGAACTGCTGGCGTTACAACATGGTTTAGCGATGGTGTTGCTTGTGGAACTTATATTAAATCTTCCAATGATTCAAGCAAATATTCAAATCGTTTTATGATTGGTAATGGCACATCATCTGCGACAAGTAATGCTTTTAGAGTTGATGTTAAAGGATGTGCTTATGGCGGTACCTATTCTTCTTCTGGCGCTGACTATGCGGAAATGTTTGAGTGGCAGGACGGGAACCCTGATGGAGAAGATCGACGTGGCATGTTTGTGACGCTGGATGGAAAATACATTCGACTGGCAAACAGCAAAGATACTTACATTTTGGGTATTGTATCCGGGAACCCGACTGTGCTGGGAGATACTGCTGAGGACCAGTGGGCTGATATGTACGAGCGTGACATATTTGGAGCACTAAAGCATGACAGCACCACAGAGAACGGCCTGGTGTTGAACCCGAACTATGATAATGACAAACAGTATATTGCCCGCGGACAGCGCAAGGAATGGGATGCTGTTGGCCTGATGGGGAAGCTGGTTGTGGTGGATGACGGCACATGCGAAGTAAACGGATTTTGTGCTGCCAATGATAATGGCATTGGAACTAAAGCTGAAACCGGATACCGTGTAATGGAACGGCTGGATGATACACATATTCGTGTCTTAATAAAATAACTGATTTAGGATTTTGTAAATTATAAAGGAGGCTGATGAAAGATGCGGCTGAAGAATGGAGAGGTGTGTTTTGGGTGGCCATTGGCGCAGCATGTGATTACGGCTGGATGGCGATATAACAGCGGGACGCTGCACCGGGCGATCGACTTTCGCGCTTTGGTGGGGACACCGGTATTTGCGGCGGAAGATGGAACGGTGCGCGTGGTTTACCATTGGAATGGGCGAGTGACCCAGGGCGACACCAACAGTTATGGCAATATGGTGAAGATTGAGCATACGGCGTATAAAGGCGGCAAGCTGGAAACGTTGTATGCTCATTTGAATTCTATCACGGTGAAGGTTGGACAGAAGGTGAAAACCGGTGAAGTGATTGGCTACAGCGGCCAGACCGGCAACTGTTTTGGTGCCCATTTGCACTTTGAGGTGCGCTGGAAAGGTGTGCGCGAGAACCCGCTATGCTGGCTGGATGATGACTTTAAGCCGGCCAGCAGCGGTGTGATTTTGTGGGCCAATGCAAACCAGCACAGTGTACAGGTGGACAAGCAGGAAGCGGCTGAGGAACCAAAGGTTGAACCGGCAGTGAAAAAGACTGTGACAAAAGCCATTACCATGAACAACGGCAAATGGAATGTGCGCAAGGGTGCCGGAATGCAGTACCAGTCCGTTGGGGTGATCAGCAGCCCGGATGCGAAGACCGGCAAGCCTGTTTGCATTGGGTATGAAACGGTTGTGAACGGCTGGTTCAAAACGGTTTATGGTTATATCAGCCAAAAAGCGGTGAAGAGCCACACCTGAGCGCAGCCAAAGCAGGTGATTTTTATGAAGGAAAACTGGAACCTGATGAGGTTCAGCAAAAAGATTATTGTTTTTACGATGGGCGCAACGATTGTTTACGCGATTGTATACATGATCCTGTGTTTTAGGACCGGACAGTTACCGGAATCTTCTTTTAACATTGGGCTGTTTGCGGCAATGAGTGCAGAGAATTTGTGTAACGCCTGGATTAAGGTGAAGGAAAAAGTAGCGGAAGAAGAAAAAACAGAGGGTGACAATGCGCCCCCTGGTGATGAAATTTTTACGCCGATTGAAGAAGCAAGTGAAACGGAAGAGATTGGAGGTTAGGTATGGAACAGGGAATTGTGTATATTGTGATGGGCCTGGTTTGCGTGATTGCTTTTATGGTTGGCAAATATGTGATACCGAACGCCCAGGAGACAGTAAATAAGGCGCTGAACCTGTTGAGCGGCTACCCGCTGTTGATGCAGTGGGGGTTAAGCGCCTGTAAATATATCAAGCAGTATTTTAACGATATTTCCGGCGAGGAAAAGAACAGGCGTGCCGCAGAACTGATTGTGGAAGTGGCCAAGCAGGCCGGTGTTACCATTACAGAGGAGCAGGCGCGTGCGATTGCCCAGGCGGCTTACGAGCAGATGAAAGCGGGTGAAGTTGCTGCCGGAGAGAAGGTGAACGCAGATGCCTAACCCGGTATTTACATTTACGGCGCAGGACATGCTGACGATGATGCTTTCAGTTTGTGGGGCGCTGGTTAGTATTTCGGCTGCAATCGCCGTGGTGGTTAAGTTCAACAACTTTTTGAAAAAGCCAAACAAAGACCAGGATGCCCGGATGGACAAGATTGAAGGGCGGCTGAAAACGGTGGAAGGGCGCTGCGACACGTTTGACAAGCAGTTGGAGGGTGTGAAGAAGCACCTGAATAACCTGGATGAAAGCATCAACATGCTGCTGCGGGCAGAATTTGCACAGCTGGGGCACAACCTGAACGGCGACAATGTGGAGCAGATGCAGCGTGCTTTTGACGATATACAGGAGTTTTTGTTTAAGCGTTAAGGCTGGCAGCTTGCCACCCATGGTATATAATACAAGTAGAGGTTTGAAGCTTTTAATAAGCGAACACCTCAGTTAGCTGCAAATGAACCAAATACATCTTGGACAATATACCCAGTTCAGATGAGGCCGCCTAAGCGCTTATAAAAATGAGTGAAATTCAGCGGAGCTTCAATCCTTTGGAGAATAATATACCATAAAGAGTGGTTGGATCACAAGTAAATTTTACGCTTTAGTAAAAACAGCAAAGAATTATACAAACAGGAATAGGGAGTACCTTTGGTTTTGAAACCTTGGGTGCTCCCTATTTTTTAGCAGGTTGGAAGTATCAATATAGCTCAGAAACAGAAAGGACTTTGGCGGGAAGATCCTCGCGCTTGCCGGATGGAGTTGGTGTGGAGATCTTGATGGTTTGAATGGCGGAATTGATTGCGGGTTCAAAGCCGTCAATGGGGTTTTGAAAATTTTATTGGGTCCCCTATATTTCGCTAAATTAAGCTTTAGCGAAGTTGACGGTTATTTCTTGTTCTTTTTGTGTTCGGCCATTGCGTCTGCCAGGCGCTGTTCCCAACCGGCGTTATCGTCTAAAAATTTATTGTAAAGAATTTCTTCGGCTTCTTTCCTGGCAGCGATTGCGTCTTTCAGATCAGTGAAGAAGCCAAGGTGAATGAGTTTGTGCTTAAAGCTAATATATGCTTTGTAGGTTCCTTTTTTGGTAAGTGCAACACCGTTTACCCCGGTTTTAGAGTTTTTATTTACTGTTCCATTTACGCGCGAACGAAGTTTTGCCAAGTCGGTTCCGTCTACGTTTACGACTTTTCTGGTTATTTCCAATAGTTCTTTTTTATCTCGTTCGCAATAACCACAGAATTGTAAATTCTTTATGCTTGACATCCGCGTTGTGAATTCGCGCCCACACTTGGGACAAATTGCGATACATCTGGTACAGGTGCCGCTTTTTTCTTTATCAACAATCTTTTTTATAAAAAACCCGTTGATTGTTTTCCCTTCATATTTTTCTTTTGAATTTTTAGTGTTTGTTTCTAATTTAGTAAGCGCTGATCTTGCATGCCCGCATTTTTTGCATGATTTACTGTTCCCGCTAATAAGCGAGTGCCCGGAAACATCAGAAACAGTTCCGCAAGAACAACGGCATTCAAGATATCCTTTTTTCGCTTTTGCCTGATCCTTAGAACGGCCAATGACAGTCCACTGGCCAAAAACAGTGCCGGGTGCAATTTTTAATTTTTGAGGCATTATGGTTTACCTTTTTATTCTTGAAAAGCCTTGATTTCATCGTCTGCGCTGCGATCTTGGCTATCGTAAACGCTCGGCAATTTAGGGGCATTGGGGTTAGGAATTTCTTCTTCGGGGGCTGTTTCCGGTTCGGTTTTGCCAATGCCGATGGCTACAAGTTCCAGAGGGGCTTCCAGAGCATCAGCAAGCTTACGCAGAACATCAATGCGCGGGATAGACTGGTTGTTCTCAATACGGAAAATTGTGTTTTTGCTGACGCCGCTTTTTTCCGCCAGTTTTTGTAGGGAGATACCCTCCAGATTGCGGACAACCTTGAGCATATTACCCTCTCTCCAGCAGGTACCGATTGTTGCACGGGCCAAAAGCTCAAATTCATGCAGATTTGCGATTCTGGTTTTGGCAATCGGGTATTTTCCGCTGGCGGCAACAATAGCAGTCATTACGTCCAGAACGGCTTTGCCTTGAGGATAGAGTTTAGAGGGCATGTTGACCACACGCTCATTCGCAAGGGTATGAAATTTTTCCATGCCGGAAAGGATTGTTTTGCTTTGCATGGCGCTAATGTGACTGAGGTAGTAATCCGATACACAGGGGGCTTTATACTCGATTGTAACATCATCAAGAATTTTGCAGCACGCGATGAAATAACCCCACAAGCTGGACAGTTTTTCCTGTTCTGTATTACCCATAGGTTTGATTTCCATGTTTATTCCCTCCTGATTTGCTTTTTAGATTGACCTTATTGTACACATTTATGGGTACGAATACAATAGGCAGGTTGCACAAAGTTATACCCAAGAATGTGTACGCGGTTGTTATTTGGTTGACGGGATTGATTTTTGTTGAATTGCCGGCATGTGGGGTGTATACTTTTTGGTATATAGGTTTATGGGGTGAGAAACCGGGAAAACGGCCAATATGAACGGTTTATGAATTGATAGATGATACATGCGACAAGATTGAATCCGACCGGCGCTGGCTGCTGCAGCTATTACGAGTTTGTTTTACGCTGAAAACTGCAAAAAAATCAAACCCTTTCCCCTGCCGCCGATTGATGGATAGAGCATTTAGAGCTGAACTACGAGTTTCTTTTACGGTGAAAAAGCGCAAAAAATACCGATTGTAATAAAGCCAGGATGATATGGATAGGCGGCGCATGGCGGGACTTGAAGTTGAGTGATGACCACCCATAGCCGGAATTACGAGTTTGTTTGACCAAAAGGTTGAAAAAATATGGTTCATACGGCCAGATATGGATGGTTGATGCAGTGGAATGAACTACGAGTTTTTTTGATTTGAAAAGGCGTAAAAAAATCAGGGACGTGGCCACTCCCCTACCCTATCCGTTCGGCTTAAACTACGAGTTTGTTTGACGAAAAGCGCAGAAAACAAAAAAATTTTACGTTAATTACGAGATTGTTTGATGCGAACTGCGAGATTTTTTGACGGCAATTACGAGGTTGTTTGACAGCGAAAAGCAGGATTTTGCGTAAAAGAAACTCGTAGCATATGTAAAAGAAACTCGTATGTAGAATAAAAGAAACTCGTAGCTGGAATAAAAGAAACTCGCAGCTTGTGTAAAAGAAACTCGCAATATACCTTATATAATATAAATATAAAATATAAATAATAAATAATAATAAGCGCAAAAAATTTTACTACGAGTTTTGTTTTGAAGAAAAGCGCAAAAAAATCAGGCTTGACGAGCGGATAAAAACAGGGTAAGATAAAGATATAATGCGTTAGGTATACCCACCTGTGCGGTGCGATACATACACTGTGATTTGGAGGTTGAGCTTGACATGGCGGACAGGCTATGCGGGCGAACAGAAATAATGAAAGACCAAAAAGTAAACCGTGCAGGCACAGGAACGGTGATTACCGGAGAAGTGATGACGAACGAAGAGGTCAAGGCGAAAAAGGAGCAGGAAAAGAAGACTGGCTCCCCTTTTGCCGTTGGTTCTTACATCACCAAGAGCAATGACCTGATCCAGAAGACCAAGTATTCCCTGCCCCGCAACGAGCAGAAAATTTTGTTCATGCTGCTTTCCAAGATTGACCAGAAAAATGACACGGATGCTTCGAAGTATTACACGATTACGTTCAGCGACTTTTCAAAGCTGACGGGAGTGAATGCGGAAAAGCCGGCCTATGTGGCATATTTGCAGCACACGATTGAAAATTTGGAGAACCGGACATTTTGGGTGCCGATTGCCCCGACGAAGTACAAGAGCATGAGCTGGGTACGCAAAGGTTCGATTATTGATACTGAGGGCAAAACCATCAGTATGCGGTTCAATGAGGACATTTGGAAAGACATTGCCCAGCTGACAAGCAACTACACATCTTACAGCATTGAATACCTGCTGATGATGCAGAGTACCTATTCCATGCGGGTGTATGAGATTATCTTATCTTATGATAACGGCAACCGGGACTACGAATACGCCAATGGGCTGGTGTTTGAGCCGGTGACGGACGAGGTGCTGGGGATGTTCCCTGCCAAGCGGAGCCAGCTGCGCGGATATAAATACAAAAAGTTTGGCATTGATGATTTCAAAAACCTGCTGTCTGTACCGACCAAAGAAGAACGCGGTATGAACCGCAAAAAGTCCGATGTGGACAACAAGTATGACCGCGAAAAACCGTTGACAGAAAAGTACCCGAATTTTTCAGACTTTGAACGCAATGTTTTGAAGCTGGTAAAAAATGAAATCAACGAGATGACAGACCTGTGGTTTGACTATGAGCCGGTGCGAACCAAAGGCGTGCGGAAATACACCCATCTGTATATCTTTATCAAGTACAAATCACGCAAAGAGATGGAGAAGGTACGGGCGTTTTTGAGCGCGAACCAGCGCAGCGACCAGGAGGTGGCACGCAAACAAAAGGCGAAGAAACAAGCTGTGTTGGCGGCTGAAACCGGAGAGGTCTCTCCCCTGCCCCCGGCTGTGATGAGAATGACGTTCCGCAAGGCGCGGGGCGAGATAGAAGACCGGGCTGGATATGCGGGCTACAAGAAGGAGCTGACCGTAGAAGAGCGGAATGTTTTGGCAAATGTGTTTACTTATGCGGCCAAGATATTGACTAACCAGAACAAACAAGACCAGGCTGAAGAGACGCTGGAAGCGCTGAACAGAATCATCCAGAATAACCACGGGCTGAAAAGCTGGGCGTTGGGTGAACTGGAAAAATTTAACGTGATGCTGAGGCAGGATGTGGAAAAGAAATCTGCGCAGTATTACCGCACGGTGGTGTACAGCGACATTGTAGAAAATTTTGCCACGATCATTGAAGGCGGAAAACGGCGGATGGGACAGGACGACAAAGAGCCGATGTTCCGGCTGGATGAAACAATATTTGAAGAATAACCATGGGGAGCTGCTGACGAGGTGGCTCCCCTATTTTTAACTGTGTTACAGCAACAAAGAACTGATTCTTTTGCTTGTTGACTTTGAGTGTTGATGTGTTATAATGAAATTAAAATAGCAACAAAGAATTGGTTCTTTTACATGGAGGGCTGTATATGGCTGCAAAAATTATTACGATTGCGATTGAAAAAGGCGGCTCTGGTAAGACGGTTACGGCTTCTAACCTTGCTTACCTAATGGGAGATGAAGGGAAAAAGGTTTTGTGCGTAGACACCGACCCGCAAGGCAACCTGACCTTTGCATTGAGCGGCGGCAATACGATTACAAGCAATGCTTATTCCCGCAAAGCGCTGTACGATATGTTTGACGGCTTCAAATACACCTCCACGAAAGAGTATATTGTGGAGACAGAGTATGAGAATGTTGATATGATCCCGGCAAGCAGCCAGACACCGCGGATCAACAAGAGGCTGCCGGACCTGTTGGCTGATGCGCAGCAGTATGATGTGGGCGACCCAAGACGGTTGGAATCTACAGCCGACTTTTTGCTATATTTTTTGAACCAGGTGCGGGAGAACTATGATTATATCATTGTGGACACCCAGCCGACCCGTGACAGCATGATCCTTTCAAACGCATTGGTGGCAGCGGATTATGTATTGATCCCGATGATGTGTGATTCGTTCTCTGAGGATTCGGCATTTAGAACTTATTCCATCTGCAATGAGCTACGCAAGAACCCAAAAACGAACCTGAAAGGAATCGGCGTGATTTTGACCATGGTGGACAAGGGCGCGGCCACGAGAGAGACGCGGGAAGAATGCCAGAGAGTGCTTAGCTCTACCCTGTTCAAGACTGAGATACCCAGCGCTTTGGCCGTGAAAACATCGGTGAGAAGATGTGTGCCGGTATGTTATTCTGCTAAGACCCAGCCGATTGGCAAGAGCTATGTGGCGGCTTATAAAGAGCTGAAACAGCGGCTTGAAAAACTGGACAAGGAGGAAAAGTGAGATGGGCTTGAAATCAAAGCCGAAGAAAGGCAACGAAAAGAAACTGAACATCCCTACCAGCAGTGCAGCAAAAGAAGTGAACGACAACGATGCCGGCCGTGCCCTGGTTGGAAAGATTGTTGGCAATAAGACTATTGAGTTTGAAAATAAGGATATCAGCCTGGCAGACATCCGGCTGAACCCGAACAACGAGATTTTCCGCCAGAATGACGATGAGGAAGATATCGAAATATTGGCCGAAGACATTAAGCGCAACGGCCTGCTGCATAATCTGGTTGTGTTCCCGGAGCAGGAAGATGGTAGGACAGTATATGTTTTGCTTTCTGGCGAGCGGAGATACCGGGCATTGATGCTGCTGCAGGAACAGGATGCGACCTGGAATGCGGCCAAGAACTGTAATGTAGTTACCACTCCCCTATCCCCCAATGAAAAGAAAGTTATTTTGTACAGCGCGAACCTGCAGGTGCGTGGTGGTTTTGGTGATGAAATGATCCGGCGCAAGGCAACAGTTGAATTTATTGAGTGTCTGCAAAAAGAGCCATATAACATGAACCAGGCCGAGGCCAAGAAAGCCCTGAAGGAAATCAGTGGTGCAGTTGGGCGGACGATTGATAAAGACATACGAATTGAACATACGTTAAATAAGCAGCTGCTGCAAATGTTAGATGAAAAGTATCTGACACGAAATGAAGGCGAAGAATTAACAAGGCTCAACCAGGAACAGCAACAGAGAATTGGTTCTTTGTTTGAGGAACTTTTTGCTATTGAAAACCCAAAGGTAAAAGATCTACAAGACGAGATTAAGAATGAAGTTATGGCAGGGGTGAAAAACGTTTGGAAAGGCGGCTCAACGGAAGAGCGCGACCAACTTTTTGAAGATGTACTGACAGAGCTGAAAAACGGAATTAAAACACTGGTTGAAAAAGAAACGGAAAACGCAACTGAGGAAACCGAAAAACAGGTTGCACTTGAACGCGAGGTGGAGGTAGCTGAAAAGAAAGCCGAAACCAAAACATTTGTTCAGAAAACTTTACAGCCGCTGGCCGGTAAGATTGGTAAGAAGATTGCAACGCCGGCGTATAAAAGAGGACTGAAAAAGATGAGCCGGGAGCAGCGGGCAGAAGACATTAAGACGCTGACCGAGCTGATTGGAAAAGCTGCGGAGCTGAAAGAGCTGCTGGAGACGGTTGAGTGATGGCAAAGGAAGTAAAAATCAACCTGCGGCTGAGTATGCGTGTACGCGAGGTGCTGAACAACGAGGCCGAGGTTGAAGATACCCGCATTGGAACCGTGACAAACCGGCTATTGCAGGAAGAGCTTGGCAGGATGATGGCGGTGGGTGCTGACCGCTGCGTGATGAAAGATACCAAAGAATACCGGGCTTTGATGCCGCACCCGGAAGGAAGCTATGTGCTGCCGACAGAACCGGAAATCAACCGATACATTGCGACGCGGCTAGATGACAAAAACTACCCGCAGGTTTCTTTGTACTTTACGAAAGAGCAGGCAGAGTTCATGGCCGAGTTGGTGAAAAAACAGAGGATACGAGGAACCATTTACTATGACGGCAGTGTGAAATCTTACCGGTATTTGATTGTGGGGATGCTGTTGAAGAACCCGTTGTTTGCTGATTTTGGCCTGAACTAAAAAAATAGCCCCCGTCCACTGGGTGACAGTGGATAGGGGCTTTGTTGTTTTATACGCTGACTTTTACCGCAAAGTTTTTAAGCTTTTGATAACAGTCAATGTAGAGTTCCTGCTTATCGCCGTTATAGGTAGCTTCGTAATACAGGCCGTCTTTGACAGGGGTGGTGAAAAGACCTTTATTGTTTTGAAGAGTTTTGCACGACCAGACGGTGTAGACATCATCCGGTGACAGATAGACACCAGTTACATCAGCGTTATCATTGAAGTAGCGGGAGATGGCCGTGCAGGCAGCCAGTTCAAATTCTTTAGGATTCATGGGCGGTACCTCCAGAATGGTTATAGAAAAACGATGGGGCTTTTTGAGCATGTTGGCTCAGGCCACGGGTTGGGAGTGGGAATAATAGGCATATTATCAATCGGGTTGGTTTTGGGAGTTACCGGCAGAACTATTTCGCCCTGTTCGGTTGTGATGGTGCGCTTGATAAGATGACCGGAATCGTCAAACTCTTCCGTAAAGGTAAAGATTGTTTTACTCAACTTTCCAGCCTCCTTCCTTATCCCAGGCAATGAGCTGGTCAAGGGTTTTGGGGGTATAATCATGCAGCATACAGCCAACATTGATGATGTTGCCCTTGTTACTGGCTATACCGACCGCGTTATCGCGCAGTTCTGCTTTCCACTTGGCGAGATAGGTATTCTCACGGGTGTTATGGACGTGGCCGCAGAGCATGTAGCACTCCGGCGAATAGGAATGGTTGTAGAACATGATAGGGTAGTGGCAGAGAATAAGTTTGTATTTGCCGGCTGTGAGTTCATCATAGCCCTTGATGGAAGAAAAATAGTGCATCATTTCCGGCGTGATCTTATCGTGGTTGCCCTTGATAAGGTGGATGTGGCCATTGAGCTGCTCAAGGATCATAGGAGCTTCGGACGGATCCCAGAACATATCGCCAAGGACATAAACGTTATCGCCCGGAGTGACAACGCTGTTCCAGCGCTTGATAAGCTCCGCGTGCATAGAGGGTAGATCGTGAAACGGACGGTCATCGAAGCGGATAATGTTACGGTGTGAAAAATGAAGGTCAGCAGTAAAGAAATTCATAGCGAAATCACCTCTGATATGGTAAGATAAAAGAAAAAGGCAAGGAGTGGTTATGGATGGCAGGACCGACAAGCGTTAGATTTTGCAATGAGATGCTGGAGCTGTGCGGCTACCAGGAGGATGCCCTGAACGAATGGAAACAGCGGATACAGGAAGGGGACAGCTGCACAAGAGAACAATACATCCAGATTGAAAAAGAACAGCAGGCGCTGCGAGAGATCCAGGCAAAAATCACGGACTATTTTAAGGTGCGGGCCAAATTTGACGAGGAGTTTGAAACAGCGTTTGAAGTGCCGAAGCGGAGTTTGTTTGGACATGCACAGCCGCGAGTGGTGGTAAGACGAAGAAAGTAATCAATCCGCCAGGTCGGCTGAAGAGGTTGATTCCTTATCTTTGAAGAAAGAGCCATAATCGAACCAGCGGTTGTTGATGATATTGCCGATGATTTTAACGGTGCTGCCCCAGCCCTTGGTAGCGACACGAATGTATTTACCTTTCATGTCTTCCAGACGGGAAACACCGACGACATCCATGATGCGCATGATAGCCTCCATACCGATGGCAGAACCCTTGTAAGAATCTTTTTCATAGCTGTCGGGGTAGACTTTGCCAAGGCAGTAACCGCCGTAAACAACCTCCCAGCTGGCAGCTTTGAGAGTAAGATTAAGAGAGAGGCAGCAGTAATCTGTGGATGAAAGAGATACGTTTGTAATCTGAGCGTTCTCAATGGTGTAGCCTTCATCAGTGAGCGTTTGTGCGGTGTATTTTTTCATTGATTACATCTCCTGTGCAAGTGCGGCGATACGGGAACGGTAGATTTTTTGGAGCTTGACCTCGCCATAGAAATCCTGACCGCGGAAGACCTGGGAGAGGCGGCGCATACCGTTATTATCGCCGGAGTAGATATCGAGATCGACCTGGGCGTCATAGTCACCATCAATGATACAGATGGAATCTTCGCCGATACGCTGAAGAGCAAGCCGCATCATTTCAATATCAAGGTTCTGGGCCTCGGTAATATAGACAGCACAGTTCATGCCGGTGGTATCAAAGCCGCGCAGGTCCGAGAAGGGGAGAAGCTGGATTTTGTTGGAGTCAATATAGCGCTGGAGTTCCATAGTATCGCCGAGTTTAGCGCCGAGCATGTTGCCGATTTGGCTGTCGAGAAGCTTTTCATCGCGGGTGCCGGGGTAAAAACCAAGACGGGCAGCGCCGGATGTGGCGCAGGGGTTGGTGAACACGATGATTTTATCGATCTTGTGGGTTTCCAGCAGCTTGAGCATGTGAGCCAGAGCCAGATAGCTTTTGCCAGTACCGGCAGGACCGCACAGCATGGTAATTTGGTTATGTAAAAGGCTGTCAAAGGCGAGCATCTGGTAGATATCTTTCTCCTTAGCCCTGACAGCGCCAAATGCCTGCGTTTTGAAGGGCCTATAATCCACTGCGACATGTTTACCGTCTGCCCACTTAAACGCTTGTACGGAGCTGTCTGTGGGGCTGTGAGCGATAAGGTATTGATTGGGGATAAGACCGAAGGTATTTCGTTCCGGCTGTTCATAGAGGGCAGCATATTGCTCATCGGTTGGAGTGACCTCCAGAAAGCCGGTATAGCTTTGACGGGGAAGAAGATCCTTGGAGGAGCAGACGGGCAGGTGGGCGAGGGAAGAGGCCAGGTGTTTACAGCAGAGATCGTCCGTGCAGAAGATTATATCCTGGTTTTGGCTGTATGCTTTCCAGGCCGCATAAATGATAATGGAATCCGGGGTGTTGGGCAATGTGCTGCGAAACGGGCAGGCATCATCGTTCAGATAATCGGTAGCATTGGAGACATGATAAATGCCGGAATCGTGGGCGCTATCGAGATAGTGAGACATTTGGCGGGCACGATAACGAACGGACTCATCTTTGGTGCGGCTGGTTTTGATGGATTCCAGCTCCAGCAGGGTTTGGACGGAGATAATAAATGGACGATCGACAACATGTGCGCCCATATTGAGCAGGGCGCAGGTATCATAAAAAATAAGCAGAGAGAATTCCCCCTTTGAACGTCTATTGCAGTTTGAAAACCGCTGTGGTATACTGAGCGCATAAAATATTTTGTAGGAGGTTAGCACTATGCCGAGAACCAAGGGAAGCAAGAATAAAGTAAAAGTGGCGGCGAATGATTATGAGGCTTTGATTGCCCAGGCTCAGAAAGAAAAGGAAGAGGCGGAAGCTGAAGTTGCCAAGACCAATGCCAGCATTGAGGAGCTGAAAACTGACCTGCAATCCATGAAAGAAACCTTGAAAATGCAGAAGGCGGATGTGAAGGCCGCGGAGAAAAAGCTGACCAAGCTGGAAGAGGAAAAGGCCAAGGCGGACATTGCTGCTGAGGCGGAAGCGAAGAAAATTCAGGCGCAGGAAATGATCAACCAGCTGCTGGCGGAAGGCATGAGTGCTGATGAGATTTTGGAAAGATTAAAGTAATGGGATGGACCGTGTGGGTGGTTGTGCCTGCACGGTTTTTTTGTTTGTGATCATTTTGACTTGTGGTACTACGCCGACCTTATTTTGAAAAGTGGCAGCCACCAGTATCTTTCATAAAAGCTTTTATCTTTAGCGTTTTCATCTGGACCAAATGCGCTTTGAAACCATTCCTTTACGGAACTGAACCAGTTAAAAATTTTATCTGAGAAAGTTTGTTTCACATGGATCACCTTACAGCTACCAGTAAGATTTGACATCTTTACCGATTTCAACTGATAACTTACGAGCAATCAGGCGGGCGTGGTTGTACTGGGCCTTAATGCCGTAAAAATAAGAAGCGTCCCTAAAGGACTGACTGCCTTTGGCAACAGCCTCAGCTGTTTGAATGTTCTCACGGTTTTTACGCAAAAGATCGTCCTGATAGAGCTGCAACAGGCGCAGCAGTTCTGATTTTTCTGATAATGTCATAAATAATAAACCCCATACCCACCCGCGCAGTGAAGCGCAACCATATGATTTAATTTTGACTGCGATTGATGATTTCCTGCATCTGTTGCAGGGCAGCTTCGTTCTTGAGTTGTAGCTCGGTGCGGTCTTTTTGCAAATCCTGCTGCATTTGCTGATAAATTTTATTGGTGTTATTGGCGCGATGGCTCTTTTCGTTTGCGTTAATAAGACAACAGGCACGGATATAATCAATAAAGCTTAGATGGAATCTTAAATCGTGATAAGCAAAAGTGGTTCTTGTCAGCGTGAAATACTCCGGGTGCATTTGATACATGGATTTGAACACGGAGTAAGAAATACACGAATCGCTTTTTGTCTGTTTGTAATTGTTGAGCAATATATGTAAGGGGCAGCTAGTGTTTTCAATAAAAAATGCAGCGATATAGATGAAAAATATACAGGCAAATACAATTATCAAAAATGCACTTATCAATATTGACCAAGGCAACAATCCACTGTGTTCGAGGCTGCCTTCGAGGAGATCTAAGACGTAAAGAAAGTAGTAAAAATTATTCCAAACAGTGAGCAAACCAATCGCATGAGCGCATATACCAACACCAACAATAGAGGGCAGCTTATAAAATTCACAGTGACGAAAATCATAGTTCGCATAGTGTTTTATTTGCATGCACAAGTACATACAGTAGAATGCAACGATGATATTACAAAATGTTATCACCATTTGATGCTATCTCCTATAAGAGTGGGTGAAGAACCACAGAACTATCTTCTGAGAGAACGTAAGCTTCTCCTTTACGGCTTTGTAATGTTGATGCCGTACATTTGCTTTTTGATTTCATCGGTTTCCTGTACAGGGTATTCAGAGCGCAGGAAGAACACGCTGTTCTGCGACTTGATGATGATATGTGCATAACCTTCATTCATGAAAGCAGCGTAGTCCACGACCGGACTGGTGTGCAGATAACCGTGCTTTGGAGAACCGAGGTTATCTTTGAGATATTCAAGCAGGACAGAATGACCGACACCGAATAACATAATGGATTGAAATGTGCTGCCAATACGATTTGGATAATTACCATCTGTTCGGGTTTCAAATTCATTGGCGTACTGAATATCTTCCATGACCCATGTGGGAGAAATTGCGGAAAGTTCAGTCATCAGCTGTTACCTCCTGTAGATCCAAATCCTGCAACGCCGCGGTCTGTATCAGGGAGTTCGGCAACCTGGGTAACGGTGCAGTGAACAACGGGTTGGATGACCAGCTGGGCGATACGATCCCCGATAGCGAACGCCTGAGGTTCATTGCTGTAGTTATGTAAGGCCACAATGATTTCGCCAGTATAGTTTTCATCAATAACACCAACCATATTGGCGGGGGCGAGGCCGGTTTTGGTGGCAAGGCCGCTGCGGGGATAGATAGCGCCGAACGTGCCGTGAGGCAGCTTGATGGCGATGCCGGTATGTACTTTGGCGGTCATGCCAGGCTGGATAATACAGGTGGCAACGATGACGGTACCGGGTGCTTCCACACTGATGGCGTGCAGGTCCAGTCCAGCGTCCGTGGGGTGAGCATAGGATGGGAGGGGGATGTCGGTGGCAAGAGGTTTGACGGAAAGTTCATCCTTAAAAACGACATCGCCTTCATCCAGGACTGTACCAGTGGACACGATTTCACCAGGATGGTCGCCTTTTGTATCATAGATGGGGTAGGTATAGTTTACATACGGAGTTTCATAGTGCATAAAGTACCTCCTTTACTTATACAGACCAATCATCTGGCGGCGAAGATAGCGGAACCAGGCGCGGCACATGGCGCGATAATTGGGCTTGACCGAAAAAACGGGTGCCGGAGTGGTTACAGGTTCGGGAGTTGCAGTCGGTGCCGGAGTAGCCGTGGGTTCAACAGTCGGTTCCGGGGTAGGTTCCGGTGTGGCAGTAGGTTCAGCTGTGGGAGCAGGAACGGGGCCGCGCCACTGAGCGTAGAGGTCCATATTGCCGGTACAGACATATTCCTGATGAGGGGAATACCAGGTGCCGGAACCGTCGGACTCTGTATTCCAGCCGTTGAAGGTGTTGGCACCGTAGGTAGGTTTGGAATCAATGATCTGATAGGTTTTGCCTTCCTCCTGCTTGAACTCTTTGGTGGCGAAGGAATAAGCCGGGCGGGACCAGTTGCTCCACCAGCAGCCGCCATTGGCGTGATAGGTAACGGTATAAGTAGTGACGGCGGTTTCGGGCGTGGAAGACTCAGCATAGGCGGGGGCGCTGAGCCGGGGGCAGAAAACAATCAAAACAAGCGCCGTAAAGAACGCTGAGAAGAGCACGCCAAAGCGAAAAAGTTTGTTGCATTTATTAAGATTCATAGTTAATCCTCCTTGAGGTAGAGGCCGCAATGGCACTGGCCGGAAGCTTGAGAACGAAATTCCTGACACATACATTTGTTGACCGGGATATGCTCAATGCGACAGGGACAATAGCCGTTATTGGATTTGATGGAGGTGCGGAATTCTTCGACCTCCTCTTTTGTCCAGCTAGGGTTTGTAATAATTTTCATGTTAAAGCCTTTCTGCATACTGATTAGATGAAGCGAGTGTGACACCGAGAACAGGATCTTGGACTGGTGCGCTACCGGGAACATAGCGGCCGAACTTGATGATGATGGTGCCGCCATAGATGGTGTTTAACATACGCAGAGAAACCAGCTGCTGTGTTATTTCCTGCGGATAGTAACCGGTATAAATCACAAAATCATCCAGACACTCCTTTTGGCGAAAGTAAGCGATCAAACCGCGCAGTTCTTCAAACTGGAGAAACGGTTCCAGACCACCAACGACAATTGCGGTAGTGATGGGGTTGTGAATGTATCGGCCAAACAAATCAGCATAAGAAACAGTATGTACAGGCGAATTGGCAAGAGGGCTGTTCTGACACATAGAAACATCGCACCCGGCATCATGACAGCACTTCCAATCACAGGTGGCGGTGCCGAGAAACATAGCAGGCTTTTTATACTGAATAAAATCTTCATCCAGAAAGCCGCGCAGAGTAATAGAATCCGGCATAATCACATCTCACTCATCGCATTCAGGTCCATCCAGTCACGCATTTTGAATTCAGCCTTACGCTCCTTGGAATAGGTGCGTTCCGGGGTAAGGAAACCAACGATACGCTGATAGGTGGTCACTTTAGGTTTGCCACAGATAGGGCAGGTATCACCGTAGAAGCCGTGGTTTTCCTCGCAAGCGCTGATACGGGTGCAGAATGCAAAGTAAACAACGCCCTGGTCGGCAACATAGTTCAACATCTTCCATGCGGTATCAAAATTATTGAACGGTTTATCAATGTTGATGTGAGCGATGGAGCCGCCGTTGCAGGCTTTATCGAGAGCGGCAGACAGGCGGACTTTTTCCTGCAGAGTGGTTTTTACACCGAGGGGAATCCACTGGTTGCCGTACAAGGGCAGTTCATATTTTTCATCCGGGAAGAACAGTATATCTTTCTGCATCAGAACTGCGGCGGCACGCTCACCTGGGATTTCCTCAATGTTGGCACTGTAGTCTTTATCCTTGATGTAATTGTTCTTGACGGTGTTGATGATTTGCAGGATATCCTCAGCGAATTTCAAGCCCTCATCGGTATAGAACGTGTTGCCGAACTCGTCCTTAGAGGTCATGTCGAAGTGCTGTAGGGTTTCGTAAATGCCAATCACACCGATGGTATTATATTGGGAGGCCATGTTCATGATGTGCTTGGAATAGTTGGGGAGCAGGCCCTTTTCGATATTGCGCTTGATGATATGGCGAACTGAATCCAGAGTGTCAAGGCAGAGTGTTGCGGCATTTTTGAGATTAGCAAAAAACTCTGCGGGGGTGGTGCTGGAATAAGCAAGACGAGCAAGATTGATGGTGTTGACCTTAATAGAACCAACCTCCAGTGCAGTACCGCCAATGGAATTAAAATCAGGACCCCGTATGTTTCCATACGGTCTGGGCTATCTCTTATACAACCGAAACTGCTGTTCAGTTGCAAATCCCCATTTCCATCTGCGTATCAATAACAGATGTACTCCTGTTGGCCAGGATAGTCTCTACAGGTTGCGAGCTTGCACGACCTCTGAACGTCCGAAGCGGATAGCACAATTTAGGATTAAAATGATTACGACCGGTGTTAATAGCTTTAATGGTGCTGACATTGAACCTAAAATAATCCGCTATTTGCTTCATAGTACAGGTTGTGTTTAGTAAAAGCCAAATAATATCGTCAAGTTGTTTTTGGGAAAGATTGTAAGGACATTGGGTACGGATAGGGTAAATTTCGTTTTGTCGATGATGTGTAATACCAAAGTTGATATTATTAACAAGAACCTGACTGATTGGTGGGTTAAACAGGCTTCCAATGCTTGGCTCTGTTAAAACTCCACGCTTTAATTCTGCAATAATAATATCGACCTGTTCTTCGGTAACAGCTGAATTGTGGTGTTCAATCCCATATTTATGTGGAGGATCTTCACCGCCCGGCGCGATATTATATCCATTCGGAGATAATGTACCATAAAAATGAATATAGTATCGTTCTTTCTCGTTGTAATCTTCTGTCCACTCAAGAATTTCCATCTTAAAATTTTCTTCTCCATATTTTAGAATGGCATGATATAAAGCTTGAGAGGAACGGAAGTCGTGATTTCTGGCACGAGATTTATGAGAGACAAAACGATGATAAGGATTTACAGATTGTCCGATATAGCTTTTCCCATTGACTTGATTTGTGATTTTATAAATAGCTTTTTGCATATATAACTCGCTTTCCCACGGGATTCCCATATTCAAAAAAGAACGTAGGGTTCCCCGTTAGCCGCTGCTGCGACCCCGGTGATGAGCCGGAAAAGGGATTATAGGGCATCTTTTTAATCTTCACCCAAGATCTTTGATATCGGAGACAAGGCGGCAGCAGTTGGAGAGGCTGGTTACATCTTCGCTGATGAAGAAGTTACTATCTGCCCAGGTAATGTTATGAGCGCAGCACCAGCGGGCAAAATCTTCGTTGACAAACTTGCCATTCTTACGCAGCAGGGAGTAGGTAAGAACCGGAAAGGTCATCATGTTTTCGCTGCGGATCTCACTGACGACATCCATAAAGGCTTTTTCGTATTCAATGATGCCGTCAATTTCGTCAATCATAAAAGAGCCATCCGGGAAAGTTTTGCCGCCAAAGATCGCTTCCAGATAAGACTGGTCCATAATGGTAAAGTTGGTAAAAGCACTTTGATTGACGCGCAGGTACGGCTGATTAAGCTTGTAGACAATGCGCTGGAACTCCTGGTTACGGTAATATTCCGGGGACTGAATGTAATAACCGGATTCGACATCTTTTTTCCAGAAATAATAGGAATAAACCAGGAAGCTGGGCAGGCCGCAAGCGCCACTGCTGCGATTGGAGGTCCAGCTGACAAACTCACCGACAAAATCCGTGAAGGTGGTCAGGTGCTTGGGCGGCTGGGCGTTAAAGTTGTCAATAAAATAAAGGCCCTTATTGACAAGTTCCTCGATATCATAAGCAAAGCAATAGGGGACAAAGGTACTTGATGCAGCATCGTGCAAGTAGAAATAGCCGAGGTATTCAGCAGTTAGCCAATTCTTGGCGGTATCCAGGCCATGGGATTTTTTGAGTTCATAGAAGATTTTGTTAAAGGCAAGAAGCTTGGAATGGGGTTTGTGCATCTCGGTGGTGAGAGAGCAGATGTCCTTGGTGCCGACATTGGCATTGCCGTCGATACTGGCATCGGCCACAGTCTGCTTGTCGATGAAGTTATCAATAAAATCGGTGTAGTTCAGCTGTTCGTTTGCAAAGCCGTTGAGCTTGGCCAGGTCTGGGCCATACTTACTGATGAGGTAATCCAGTTGTGTGGTAAAATCTTTATCGAGTTTAAGGTCAATAGAAAAATCCATAGAATCACTCCTGTTTGTTAATCCAATCATTTGCAGTCTTAAAATCCATCAATGTGCCGTCCACCGAAAGCATCGGGACGGTGGTAATACCCATGGAGAGCATGGTTTCTGTGTTTGTTTCTTCTTTATAAGTCACCCCCTTTGCGGCAAGTTTAGCGGCCAGCACCTTGCAGCGCGGGCAATGGGTTGTATACATAATGATGTTCATTCGGCATCTCCCTTCAATGTTGCGGCGGGAGCATCACCAGAGGCGAGGATGGTGCCGTCAGAGATATACTTGCTGTAATCAAACTGCGGAGTTGTACGATATGTAACGGCGGAAGCAGCCTGAGCGAAGGCAGAGGAGCTTGAAGCGTTTGCTTTTTCTTTGGCCTTATCCAGCTCCATGACAGTGAGGACGCAGTAGTTGGCAAGATCCAACAGAGTATCGCGCAAAGATTCATTGACCTTGGCGGGGGTACCCTTGATAAGGTTCATGAAGCGGTGATACTTATGGGAGATCTGGACAGCGGCGGTGATGATGCCGTTATCGCCAAACTCCTGATAGAGCTGGGAGAAGGAATTGCCGTAGTCCGCATTTTTGGATTTGAAGGTATCGCACATTTCGACCTGGATGCGACCAAAGCGCTGAACATCATTCATGAGGTGATCTCCTTATAGATACATAAAAAATTTAATTAGCCAGCCGGCAAAGAGGGCAATCAATGCGGGCGGGCAGAGGCCGGCAAGAGTGCCGATGAAAACACACAAACCATCCGGCAGAGACCAGGAATCAAAGCAGCTGGACTTGCCGTTAATGACGTTTTGAACATCATTCCGCAGAGGGATTTTGTGGGGGATGCCGGTGGTGTCGGCGATGAATTCAAGAGCCAGGCCGATGCCGGCTGCATGAAAGACGCCGATGGTGGGGATAGGGCCAATGGCTAAAAACCAGTTCCACAGTTTAGCAGCAGCGAAACCCCATACGGGAATGTGCAAAGCCCAGGCAGCAACGGCGCAGGCGTTAAGCTTTACAGTGCGGGTGGAATCAGTGAGGACTTTATGGACAACTTCGGACAAGTCACGAAGAGCAGTTTCATCGTCTTCCACCTGGTTGATATGTAGCTCGCAGGTTTTGAGCAGCTTGCGGATTTCTTGCTGCGTCATTCGGACACCTCGATATCATTGAAGATTTCCGGGTATACGGCCTGCAGCTCCTTGAGAACGGGGATCATGAGGGCGCGGATTGCGGGGTGGGCATCCTTGGCGGTGCGAAGGCGAAGGACTTCATGCCATTCGCGCAGGTTCCAGGTGCAAACGATCTCGGTTTTAAGGCAAAGAGGCAGGACATCGCGGGCTTCTTCTGGGGTGGCACCAGCATTCAACATGTCACGATAGCCTGTTTCAGCAAAGCCACAATAGTTTTTCCAGGAAATGCGTTTCCTGCCGGTATAGCCATGGTCAATGACTGTGATTTCATTGCCGAACTTATCTTTGTTGTAATTGCAGTAGCGGGTGGACTCCTGGGCGTAGGAGCCGATACGATGACGGACGATCTCATTGGCAACGCCACGGTCGGTGATGAATTTAATGGTCAGGCTGATATGCTCGATCATGGCGTAATGATGATTTTTGCAGAGCATGGCGACCATTTTGGAATCACTGCCGGGCTTGATGGCATCCTCGCTTTGATAGCAGGTGCGGGCGATGCGTTCGATACGCTGCATGGTGACATCACGGTTGAGCGGGGTGATCCATTCGTGGGATTGAGGGATAATTTTCATTCTGTGGGTGCCTCCTGTAAGATGACGCAGTTGGATGGGTAGAGAAGGATATAATCTTTCTCCCAGGCATAACCGCGGTAGGTAGGGTTGGAAACTTTGACGCGGCAAGGGGTGAAACCGATTACAACATAAGTGTTCCAGTTGATGCCGCTGTTTTTATCCGTCTGCGCATAGGCAACGGTATCACCGACATGGATTTCGCGGCCAATGGCATCGGTAATAGGTTCAGTCATGGGCGGCCTCCTGTTCGGGTTCGCGCTGCTTGATAAGATGGCCGATCCAGAACAAGCGCTTAGGGGTGACGGGATCTTCTTTCAGGCAGGCAAGAGTGTGGTTTTTGCGGTAGCGAGGTTCAAATTCCAGAGTAAAAATGGTATCTGCATTGGAGAGAATGAAATCTTTATAGTCCTGGCGAAGGATAGGCCAATCGGGATCGTTTTGGATAGCGGTGAGATCGAACTTGGCTTTATCGCCATCTTTGTAATCCAGGATATTGCCGGCGTTCTGATAGAGCCAGGCGATAGCTTTGCCGTTGCGCTTGATGTTGACGGCGTTTGCGATTGCTTTGTTTTTGATAAGATCACCTGCTTTGGTAAGAGTGAAAAGGTTGGCGGGCATTGAACGCTGCACGCTGGACGGGTGTTAGATCATTGATGTTATAGGTAATGATGAGAGCGGAACATTTGGAAGCATAACTGCGGCAGATAGATTCAAGCTCTGCCTTGGCACGCTCTTTGCGGTGGAGTTCACGGGTGGTATTCATGGGGGCGGTGGATCAACTCCTTTAACGAGAAGATAGGTTTTGCCCTGGAGGGCGGCCGGGAGAAAGACCAGGCGGCCGGCAGCGAGGACGAAGCAGCCGATTTGAAGGCGGGTGACGACTTGGTAGCAGCGGTGGGCACGGAGCAGGGGAGAGGCGGATGGATAATTGGCGAATAGGACGGCTTGCATCATGGCTGAACCCCCTCCAGGTGCTGTTTCATTTCGCGGTAGAGGATATCATGGATGAGCTTGCCGGAGGTTTGAGGTTCACAGAAAATGAGCTTGCAGTCATAGCGGGCAAGCCAGGTTGTGAAGCTGGCCACCATGGCGACAGGGGATATTTTGCTGCGGTATGTACCGGCGTAAAGCATTTCCCAGGTGGTGCGCTCAACAAGCAGATAGGTACGGGCACCGGCTGCTTTGGCGCGTTCAAATTCACGGGTAAAGCGGGCACGCTGGGAGGTAAAGCAATTTGCGATTTCGTCGCTGGACATCTTCCGTTCAATCACGACGATATTTTCCAGGCTGTAGGGAACGCCGGTGGGCAAGATAACCTTGGCAGAATAATCGCCAAAATTGAGCTTTTGCCGTTCGACTGGGCAGCCCATTTGCTGAATGCGCTGAGTGAGCGCCGAGGTTTCGTGCTCACGGGTATCAATCAGGATAGTAAAAGTTTCAAGGGCGGATTTAACAAAGACTGGTTCGATAATATCACCCCCTAAGATCTGAACCACCAGAACCAGCTAAAAACGATGGCCGTGAGAACGAGTTTGTGCCAGGCATCACGAGATAAAAAACCGATCGTCATCACTGAAAATAGTGGCAATAACACTGATGGCAGTATTGAGAACCGCCATAACCAGAAAAAAATTAACGTACATGGCTGTATTTATAAAGGAAGGTGTTGAAATCCGTTGTAGACTGGACCCAACCGGCATCGGTGCGGGACCACTTGCCCTCCTGCTTGGTGCCAAGAACCTTGATGATATCGCCTTGGGCGATGGGGTTTTGATCCATGGTGGAGGGACGGATTTTGAAATTGACGGTTTGACCGGTTGCAAGCTGGTACAGTGCGATGGTCTTGTTTTTATATTTGCCGTCAATAGAGAGAACGTAGTGGTAGGTGGAAGCGAGAGAAGGGTTTTGGTATTGGAGGTAGCCAAGATTATCCATCTCGTACTGAAGAATATCGCTGACCGGAGTGATGATTTCTAAGGTTTCTTTGGCGCAGTGACGGACAATGCCGAGCCAGTCCACGTTGATGTATTTCTTTTCAGTTTCTTTCTCACATAAGGTGAGCATTGCATCATGGTCAATGAACGGGGCAACGGTTGCTTTGGAGAGCTGAATGGAATCACTGTACTTATCGAACAATTCAACCTGGGCTTTGAGCTGGTTGGGATTGCCAAACTCGTGGAAAAAATCAAGTTCAATCAGGATTTGAAGCTGGCGGGAATTGACCGAGGTTTTATGCTTGATATCTTGCAGGAGGCTGATAAAATCAGCGTAAGTGTTATCCCGCAGAGCATAAAGTTCACGGCCAATGCGCTTGTTGAGGTATTTGATGGAAGCCATGCCTTTATAGATGGCGCGATTGGCAACATCCGGGGTGTATTGATCCAGTGAGTGGCGGAAGCGGATGGGCATGATTTTGATGCCGCGCTGTGCCGCCAGAGCTGTGCCGGCAAGGATTTTCTTTTGGTTATCCGCGGTGTTGAGCAGGGCGGTAACGAATTCAACGGGGTAATAATAGCGATAATAGGCACAGTAATAGGTAAGGATGGAGTAGCCAGTAGCATGATTCAGACCGAACTGGTAGTTGCTACTGTCTTGAAGAATTTGAAGAAATGCTTTGGCTTCTTGCTCTGCCTGAGCGCGAGAACTGGAAGCATGAGCACAGTAACCTTCCAGAATATGGGGGAGAGCTTCCTTAATAGCATTTTCATCTTTGTGACCGATAGCGCGGCGAACAGAATCAGCATCACCACCGGACATGCCGCAGATTTGCTGCAGGAAGGAAATAGATTGTTCCTGAAAAATCAGCCAGCCGAGTGTGTCCTCAAGTAAGTTGTCAATCTCTTTGGAGGGGTTCTGGCCGCGTTCATGGCGGAAGAGCTTGTCCCGATATGATGCTCCACCAGGGCGGATAGCAGCGGTTACAATGCTGAGATCCTTGATGCTGTGGACATCGTATTTTTTTAAGGATTCAAAGGCGAAATCTTCCACGAACTGGAACAGGCCATAGGGACTGGTTTTCATATCCGCCCAGACGGCAGGGTCATCAAAGTTGATCTGCCAGGTATGAGGGTAGGGGATGTGAGCGAGCTTACAGGTTTCATCGAGCTGGGCAATTGTTGACAAACCGAGGATATCGTATTTGGCCAAACCCACAGCATGAGAGGCGTCCATATCCAGCGCAAGAACTTGCAGGCCGTCTTTATCACGGAAGACACTGTAACGTTCGTACAAATCAATGGGAGCGATGATAACGCCGGCCGGGTGATGAGAAAGAGAAACTACTGTGTCCTTGATGCCATCAAAGTAATAGAAAAGATCAGGATAATTCGTTCTGCAGGTTTCGGAATCGGCATCGTATTCGTCTTTGATTTGAGCGATACGATCGAGCGACCATGGGTTAAATTCTTTAGAGCTGGTGGGATTGGCTTTCTGCCAGCGTTTAGCGAGGGCACGGCCAATTTCATCAATCGTACCTTTGTCGGATACAGTACCGAGAGCCAGTACATAGGCGCATTTGCGTTGGCCAAAGGATTCAAAGATGTGGTCATAAATCATGGGGCGGTAAGCATCAGGAGTGTCAATGTCCACGTCACCAATTTCGACACGGTTTTCATTACAGAAGCGAGAGAAAACAAGGTTCCAGCGAACGGGGTCAACATCGATGATGTCTGTAACAAAAGCCGCACGGGAACCAGCCACAGAACCACGGCTGGGACCAATGGGGATGTTCTTTTCATGTTTGGCCCAGATCATAAGGTCTGACATCGACAGCATGAAGCCCAGCATGTTTACCTTTTTGAAAACAGCCAGCTCTTCCTCGATATCTTTGCGGAAGGCGGCAACTTCATTTTGGGGAATGATGCCCTTTTGGATCTTATCTTCCAACATGGTGTGGGTGCGCTCGATGTAGGCTTTAGCATCGGACTCCACAGAGCCGGTCAAAATAGGGTAGCGGGCTTTGGTATTGAGCTTGAAACCCTTGGTGGAGTCAGCCAGACAGTTGGTGTTTTCAATCGCCTGCATCCAGACTTCACGCGGTAAGGAATCCTGCTGCTCAAAGGCCGCAACCAGCTGCTCGTAAGTTTTGAAGGTGAGATCGAACTCATCTTCGCCAGTAAACTCAATACCTTTACCTTCCATGAGAACTTTGCGACACTCGGCTTTATATGTGGTGGAGCTGTGGGTATCGGTGGCCGCGATGAGGGGCTTGTGATACTTTTGAGACAGCTCATAGAGGTACTGGTTGAATTCGATCTGTTCTTTGCAGTTATGGTATTGAATCTCCAGAAAGTCGTAGCGTTGAATCAGTTGCTCATAACGGGCGGGGTCAAAATCTTCAACGTCCGCAGTGTAGTGATGCAGAGGGCTGGCAAGGCAGGCGGAAGTGGCGATGACGTTATCAGACAGGTTGTAGAATTCATCGAAGGTGACACGAGGTTTGTAATACTTGTGATCTTCCCGATTGGAAAGACTGATAAGGTTATTGATCTCCATAACGCCTTTGGTGTTGCGGGCGATTAGAACCGTGTGGTAGTTATCGCGCAGCTTATGAGGCTTATCTTCTCCGGGAGATTGGTGAGTAAGGCGGTCGGTAAGATAACATTCAACGCCGAAGATGTACTTGAGGCCGGCTTTTTCTGCTGCCTGCTTTTTAGCTGTCCAGTTCAGCAGGGTACCGTGGTTGGAGGAACCAAGGGCAGTCATGCCGCTTTGAACGGCCAGGTTAATGTAATCCGGATATTTGGTACAGGAATCAAGGACAGATCCTTCGTCATCGTGAAGGTGATAGCAGAGGTAATTGTTTGTCATGAAGCAAGCACCTCTGTGTTTTCTTGATATGCCCAGGGGATTTTGTGCTGAATAATATCGAGATTGTGTGGGAGGTTTTGAAGGATAAGATCGTCCAGCAGTTTAGAGGAGGGAGTATCAACAATAGCGTAACGAGGATCTTTATTGCGCCACATGGTAATGCCGAATTTATTTTTCAGAACAAGAATCAACTGCTCGACCTCTTCATCAGTAAGAACTCCTGTACATAGATTCCAGTTAGAGCTATTACGGGACCCATCATCTAGGAAGTACAATGAGACGCCCAGTTCTGAAAGTGAATTGATAATATCAAACTTTGGCATATCACGGATTTCCGCAAGCTCATCCAGAACACGGCTCGACAACCGATAGGATGCTTGGCATAGATAATCTTTGCCGTTAAGCGTTTTGATTTTGGCAGGTGTATACTTGGGGAGCGTAGAACAGATCGTTGGAAGTTTAGAGAACTTCCAGAACAGATAGTTCTTCTGGTTCTCTGCGTGTGTTTCAGTATAAAGGGGCTGATCTCCTTTGGTGATATGTCCGTCCCCTAGCCGACCCGCCATTACGATTTCACGTTCAGTAGGTTTAAGTTTTGCGTAATGGCGATAGGTGTGCATGTTATACCCATAGACATCCGCGCACCATTTCTGGATGACACGCTTGCTGCAATGAGCTTCTGTTGCCATCTCGTCGAAGGTTTTCTGTTGGTTGATATAGCGATCAAAGCACCAATCCTTATCTTTATAGATAGCGGCCATTCGGACATCGTGTTTATCGAACACCTTGCGTTTGTACCCCATAAGGCAAACTTTGTTGTAGATGCCTTTTTCGCCATGATTTACAGCTTTTGCAATATCAGAAATAGAATCTCCGCGCTCATACATAAGCTTCAGCAAAGCTTCTTCATCTTTAGTCCAGTAACGTCCAAAAATTTTTATTCACCTCCTGTAATTTATTTCAAAAGCCCTGCGGGGGCGGGGAACGAGTGGTCATGGGCGGCTCCTTGGTTAGAACAAATCAGCTTCGGTTTTGGGCGGGTCTGCGATAAGGGCCTGGGCGTTATAATCCCGGATGGCGGGGCAGATTTTGCGGTAATTGCAGAGGTTATTACAGAAGAAAGCGCTGTCCTTATCAACCTTGCGGGCAGGCCAGGGAGTGGTTTCATCCTGGGGTAGGGACTCATAGACATCGGCAACCTTGTTGATGTAATCAAGGGCTTCCTGCTTGAGTTCCGGGGTGTAAGGGTAAGGCTCTACAAAAGGTTTGATGATGAACTGCTGGGCGACCGACATGGGAAACTTGGGACCGAGAAGATTCATCTCTTTGAAGTCAAGCATGGCAAATTCAATCTCGGTTTCATCCATACCGGCATCGCGGCAGGCGGATTCGACCGCGGGGGCGATAGTATCGTAAATTTTGGAGCGGTTGACGATGCGGGTACACTGGGTTTTATTGCGCGAACGGGATGTGGCGTACCAGGTGTAACGGATCTCGACATACTTGAGCATAATCCAGGCGAGATTTTTGACTGTATAACCGGCCTGTTCCAATGCCATAGCGTAGATCACGAGCTGGCGGCCATGCTCCAATAAATCTGACGGTTTATACCGAGAGCTGGTTTTAAGGTCATAGACAGATACCGTACCGTCATCATTCAGCTTGGTTAAATCAATATAGCCTTGCAGGGCGCGGGTAGGACTGACGCGGAGGATAACCAACTGCTCGATAATGTACTCGCCCCTGGGTGGATAAAAGTTCTGGCAGAAGTGGGTCATATCCTTAATCCATTTTTCTTTGATGGAATCATTGCCGCGAAAATCCTTGGGGAAGGTAAGACCGAGAGTTTCACATTCATCCAGGGCATTATGTAAGGCAGGAAGAAGGTCATCACAGGTTGCTTTGCCTTCGATGAGGTCTTCTGTGACTTGATGGGATGCTCCTCCTAGCAGACCATAGACATTTTGAAGTCCGGGTTCGTGCTTAATATAGGAATACCAGGATTCCAACAGACAATCGTTTATACAGTTGAGCTTGGAATACGAATATAAATGGACGCCCGCATCTTTTAGTTCTTGCAGGCGGAGGTCTTTGGCGCGTTCGATTATAACCACCTCACTTTCGTTTGCAGGCAGGCGACATAGGCATCGCGGCCAAGGTCGGCGGGATTTTGTTTGCTGCCTGCAGGGATAATATCGTGGTCAGGGTCCCAGACATAGCCGACCCTGGTAGTTAGGATTAAATTGTTCTGGACAAGCTTGGCGGCTTCTTCCCGGATAGCGTCTTCTTCTAATCCTTCATCGAGAGCGAGAACGATGGTTTTGGGGCGAAGAGAAAAAATCATGCTGCGCTGGGCTTGAGAGACATGGCAGCCGCAGAGACCGAGCGAGATATGAGCACCGAATGATGCGCACTGCATGGGGGCTTTTTCTGATTCAAAAAGGACCACGTTCTGGGTTTCGATGATGCGCTGGTAGTTTTGCTGCAGGGCGAACAGGGTTTTGCTGCGTGGGCAGCTGACGATGGGATACCAGCGGTCCTGGTGAGGACAGTTGGGGTCATTGGAGCGCCCCATGATACCGCAGAGCTGGCCATCAAAATTGCGCTCCGGGATGGTGATACGGTTGGAAAGAAAATCATAACCAACCTGAAATTTTTGCTGGGTTAAGTAATCAATGCCATCGCGGAAGAACATTTGGTTGTACTTGCCCAAGTATGGCTGCAAAGTTTCCTCTGGGATTGGGGGGACTGAAAAATCCTCCGGCTGATCAGGGAGGAGCTTGCGGTAAAAGCCGCCGAAGGGGTAGTGAACTTTGGCCGAGAAATCATTCTGGTCAAGATCCAGAACGGTGGTGACAAAGGTTAAGCTGTCCGGGAAAGTGCAGTTCAGGCGCGACATGATGAGGGTGAAGAGATTGCCTTTACCGTTGGTGGAAAAGCAATAAAACCGTAAAGAATCAACATCCAGAACAATGCTGGTGGGGTTGGTGCCGTCCGCCCGTGAAAAGCGGAACTGGGCTTTGGCTGAATTAAACGTAATGTTTTCATAGCCGAGGGTTTCGAGAATGGTGTAAATATCATCCGAGTGGCCGATCAGGCGCTGGGAGAGGAGTGCCGCGTTCATGGGCGCACCCCCTTTAACGGCCGATGGCTACATGGTCATTGCGGATGGTACAATAGCCGACCTCTTTCCAGTTGTTCCAGCTGAGGTTTGCTTCATACAAAAATTGCTGACCGTCTTCATCGTTACGGGTTTTATCGAGAAAGGCGACGATGTACTTTTTGGTTTTATCCAGCGTGATGGGGGTGGTAAATTTTTCCCAGGTGCCATCCGGTTTGCGGGTGCGGGTGTATGCGTGACAATCACATTTTTCGCCGGTGTATTCATCCTGCCAGAGTTCCCGAATATAAATCATTTCGGAAAAGACCTCTTTGATTTGCTTGCCGTTGGAAAGGGTGGAGGCATCGAGAAAGCGCTGGTTTTTCATGTAAAGGGCCAGCTGATAGGTACAGACGATAGAGACGTTTTCCCGGCTGGCACACTGGAAAATTTTGCGCGAGGACTGCAAGAGCTGGCGATACATTTCCATATTGCCGCCGTCGTCGTCCGACTTCATGGTGTCCCACAGGAACATCTGGTAGCCGAGTTTGGAATATTTGCGAACCGACTTGATGACACGGGAGGTGTCGTTATCGAACATTTTGATGAAGCGGATGGAAGAGTATTTCTTTTGGCTGATGGCTGCCGCTTTAAGCAGCATTTCTTTTTGTTCATCCGTGAACTTGCCGACCTTGAGGTGTTTGCGAGTCATTTTCCAGTAGCCGAGATCATTGGTGAGGATATGGATGGTGAGCAGCTGTTTGTAGGCACGGACCTGCATTTCGTTTGAAATGATGCAGCACTTGACACCGGATTCGGTTAAAGGCAGGATCATATTTTCAAACACGAAAGAAGTTTTGCCGGTGCCGGAAAAGCCGCCCAGCATGTAAAGATCACCAAGGGGGAGGCCAAGAGTGGCCCAGTTGAGGCGAGGGCAGTTTTTACCGTAATTCAGACCGACAGTTTCGCCCTTATCCAGCTCTGTGATATACGATTCATCAAAGGCAACGGATTCGACTTTCATATCGCGGGTGGAGTTCATGCTGATGGTGTTGAGCTGATAGTCGAAAAAATCGTAGACTTGGGAGTTGGACATGGAATCAAAGCGGGAAGTATCCTGGAAAGTTTTGAAAAACTGCTCGCAGAGATCGGAGAGAGTGTTGAGCTTAGAGATGCGGTCAAAGTAGGCTTCGACGTTATCAACATCCACGAGGGATTTGAGCTTTTCGACTTCCGGGTAGCCGCCGTAGGCCGAGAAGACTTTGCGGGTATCGGCTTTATCCGAAAGGTAAGTATCGACCGAAATGCTGTCGAAATTGCGGAAGCCGGAATCATACATGCCGCGGCCAAGCTGGTAGTAGAAGAGGGCATCTTTGGTTTTGATGGTTAAATCATTGCCGAAGTTGACCTGATCGTACTCGCCAAACAAAACCGGTTCTTTCCAGAGGCAGAAGACAAAAGAGGCTTCGTCTTGAGCACGGGAGGTATTGATTTTATCAAGACAGGTTTGGAGTTCGATATTTAGTCACCGCCTTCCAGAAAATCTGTGATATCTTTGGGCTGAGCAGCGGAAGTGAAATCCTGTGGGGGCGGAGCCGGTTGGGGTGCAGCCTGACGGGATTCAAATTCCTGCTGAGATTTGAGGCGGCGGGCAACATCGTTGATATTGTTGGTAAGGATGGCCATGAGGTAGGAGGCTTTTTGATAGTCCGAACCAAAAGAGCGGGAAGCCAGAGCGTATTCAATTTTGGACTGGCATTCCTCCATGGTGGCAAGGACAGCGGCATAGCCGTAATGCTTGAATTGCATGAGGCCGCGGGTGATGACCGTTGGGAAAACATCGCCCGGCTCATAGCCCATATAGGAGGCCATGCGGGTAACGACCTGACGGTAATAATCAGATTCCTGCTTTTTTTGCTCATACAGCTCTTTGGTTTGGTAATAAAAACCATCCGGGGCTTTGAAATAATCCAGCGAGTTGCCATAGATGCCGGTGGCGTGACAGATGACGCGGCGGCCTTTACGGACTTTGGGTGCTGCCATATCTGACACCACCTTTACGCTGCGAAGAGGTCGGCGATCTGGCGCAGGGCTGCAGCCGGAATGTTGGGGGAGGAGAACTTGGCCTCACCGGTGGCGGCTAACAGCTCCTTGGCTTTGGCCTTGATTTCATCCGAGGCGTTGGAGAAGCCATTGACGATAGTGTTGTAATATTCATCACGGTGAGATTCGTCCTGCTCGGCCTGCTTTTCGGCTTCCTCTTTTTTGCGGGCTACGGCTGCCTGTTTGGCGGCGGCTTTCTGCTCGGCCTTGGCGGCAGCATCGATCTGCTTATCCGTAACCGGAGCAACAGTATGAGCACCGGCGACACCCTGTTTGAAGGCGGCGAGGAAATCCTGCGGATCAAGGGTGATCGTTTCGGGCAGGTCATTGAAACGGGAACCGGCATCAATGGTAGAGGTGCCGCGCAGATGGATGACACGTTTTTCGTTTTCGATTTTGCCGGATGCGATATCGCGCTCGATGGTGCCAACCATGACCATCTGGGCGTTATCAGCAATGGCACTGTATGTACGGTCCTGCATGAGGTTTGTGAGCTGCTCATACTTTTCGCCGGTGAGGGGGTCTGTGCGTTCCTTAAACTTGGTATGGGACAGGATGAAGACGGCGATGCCGGCGTTGCGGATGCGGGAGAGCTGATCGTTGATGATTTTAATCAGGCGGTCAGAGCCGCGGTTGTAGCCGCCGAAGGCATCATTGATGGATTTGCAGGACTTGCCGGTTTCACGACGGGATTCCCGCATGACTTCATCGGTGGCGATATCAAAGAGGGTATCAAAAGTATCAAAGCAGACACCCTTGATGCCGTAGTCAGCATTGTTTTCGATCAGATCATCGACGATCTGGACAAGGCCGCGGTGGCCGGTTTCTTCATCGTAATCATCGTCCCAGGTGAGGGCTTCTTCGACCTGGAGATTATCGAGGTGATGGAAGCCGGACTCGGTGCCGCAGGAGATGAGCAGACCCTTGGAGGCATTGCCCCAGGCGGCGACAACGAGGTTGCGCCACCAGGTTGTTTTGCCGAATTTGCGCGGGGACAGCAGCATGTAATAGGGGTAGCTGGCAAGATCGCAGCTGATTTGATTCATTTTGAATGCCATAGGTTCACGCTCCTTTTGTGTTGGTGGTTAATTAAAACAGCTCGTCTTCATCCCGCGAGGTGGGGGCGGTGAAGGGCGGAGTTTCCGGCTCTTTTTTGGCGGACTTTTCCATATCGGCAACCGATTCATCCTTCGTGGGGGTGTAGATCAGATCAACAAACTCGGAATTCTTGAGGCCGAGGTCGATCGGGCCATCCTTGAAATCATTGCGGGGCATGGGGCGCATGAGGCGGAGTTCCTGAACACGGTTGCCGTAGATGGAGCCGCGGGGACGGAAATCATCGAGGGTGGCATTGCCAGCTTTGATGGAACGCAGCTGGAAGGGGGTCAGGCAGGATTCATCGAACGGCTTTTCTTCAGCACCGTTGACAACACGGCCTTCCCACATCATGCAGAACATCGTTTTGGCTTTGGTATCCAGCTCGCCCATGCGGTACTCATAGGTGGACTTTTCACCGGGATCATCCATGTTGTAGACGGCAGTATTGAAGATCATCTGAAGGGGCAGGTACTTATCGCCTTCGTCCTTATTGATGTAGGATTCAACATAGCCGTTGACGTAGATCTTGCCGGTTTCCTTGAGGTCGGCTTTGTCGATACAATCCTTGTTGAAGATGAAGGGGACCATGATGGCCAGCTTGGGCTTTTCGACCGGTTCGCCGTCTTTATCGAGCAGGGGTTTCCAAACGGAATCAATGTTGAAGTTGCGGCGCAGGATGCCTTTGGAATCGTAACGGAGGACCATGCGGCCATTGACGGTGATGCGGCCGGTGTAGTTCTTGAGAGCTTCGGACAGGTACTCGGCCAGGTCATAGCCGGTGATGAAAGTTTTGGTTTCATCCGAGCCGATGTTGGTGCGGTAGGTGCGGTAGGGGGCAACCTTGGAAATAACATCGGAATCAAGACGGTCAGACCAGCGGACATCCATGGGGTTATTATCCCGGTCGTAAGTTTTGATGACATCGCCGGAGCGAGAAGTATCCAGCAGAGAGACGAACTGAACGCTGCTGCCGACCTTGACACCAAAGCTGAGATTGAGACGGGTATCAGACATGCCGCCGTAAGTAGCTGGGGTGGAGGTAAGCAGATCGTTTTTGGTGGAAGGAGTAAAATCACCAACAAAGTTGAAGGTGATGGTGTTGTTTTTTTTAGGCATAGAAAACTCCTTAATATAACATATTTGCGAAAACTTGTATTTAATAAAGAAAAAATAAAAAGGCGGGGTTAATCAGCCGTCAAAATCAAGGTCGGAATCGTCATCGTCGTCGTCTTCATCGGTATCGTCATCCTCGAAGTCATAGGATTCATCGTCCTGGGAGGCGGCACAATCACCGGAGCAGTTAGAGCAATCGCCGGAACATGCTTCATCGCAGGGGAAGAAGGCATCATCGACGGTGAGATGGGGGTTGATGGCACAGACGGATTCAATGGCATTGGCAACAGTATCGGCACAGGAATCACAGACGGTGAGGTCAAAGATATCACCGTCATTTTCGGAGCCGTAGCCGAAGCGGTAGTTCATGCGCATACCGTAACTTTTGAAATCAGGAAAAATCTTTTTGCAGACATTGCAGATAAACATGTAGGAACACCCCCGTTAAGATAAGTAAAAATGATTGCGGTGGTTTAACGAAAAAACGGGGGCGGGGAGCGCGGTAGGATGAACGTGGCGGACACCTCCTGACAAATCATTTCAAAGCAAGAAGGGCGGTACGCAGGGCGAAGAGTTCTTCCGCTGTGGAGGCCACAATGCGAACCGATGCGGAATAATCCAGGCTCATAAGAGAGAGCAGGCTTTGGGCGTTGGCCTGGTTGCCGTTGCGGTCGATGACAACGACCTGGCCGCATTCTTTGGCGACCTGGTTAAGACGCTGGCACTCGGCAAAGCTGCGGATGCGGGCGGTAAATTCGTGTGCTGTGCCCATCACGCAGCATCCTGTTTGGTGTTTTTGTGGGTGATGAAGCCGGGGATGGATTCACCCATAGCTTTGCAGGCGGCGACACACTTGCCGATCCATTCATTGAAGGGGTCGTGATCGAAGGGCTTGGCGAAACCTTTGGAAGCGGATTCATCGTCAAAGCTGGAGGTGTAAACAATGCAGCATACGGTATTGCCGAAACGCTGGAAGATCATATCGCCGCCATGTTCCGTAACGCGGGAGGACAGTTCAACAACCTTTTTGCGGGCTGCTGCGATTTCATCATCAGTCCAGGTGATGGAGGCGGGATCATTGGTGGCCTTGATGATAGCGGCATGGGACTTGAAAGCCAGCTCGACAGCTTTGTGAGCGATGCGGTGAGCTTCGGCCTTGTCGTCCAGGGAGACTTCGATCTCAATGGTGACGGTATCCGGCTCTTCGTCATCATCTTCCGGGGCGGGCTTGGTGGATTCGACCAGCTTGATTTCATCTTCCCACAAGACAAAATCGGAACGCTTGCCGCTTTTGCCCTGGTAAGAATAGGCATAAACAGTTTTGCCGTCGGAACGGGTGCGAGGTTTGGATTCGGCTTCAATAATGGTATAGGTATCGCCGGGCTTGACACCACGGATATCTTTATCCAAGCCAAAAGCCTTGTACAGATCGTTGAAAATTTCGCTGTCCTTGACATAATCGGGGATGGGGGCAACATAGGGTTTGATAACGGTGACACGATCACCAAGACGGAACTTAGGTTTCATAATTCATTCTCCTTTGAAAATGATAAAATTATTAAGATCTAAAGCGTTGGTGCCGAAAGACGGCACAACAAACACCTTGGAGCCAATGGGAGGGACTTTGGGTTCTTGACCGGTAAATTGGGAAACTGACACGCCACCAAGACGGCCGCAGATGGTGCAATAATTGACGGGCAGGTAGCGGGTGAACGTTTTGCCGGTAAGATGAGAAGCGAAAGTATAAGAGGCCCAGCCGAGGGTATACATGTGCTTATGCCGGGAGCGGGGACGGCCGGTGGATTTGCCGGGTTTGCGGTGAGGCGTGGGTTCATCAAAGTCAGATTCCATGACGGTGGTGGGGGTGATGGTGTGCGGGTTAGGTTTAGAAGTGTTCATGATCTAGTCCTCCTTATCATGAAGATGGGCGCGGACACCGATGGCGGCATCAACAAGGAAACCGGCAGCAAAAGCAAGCAGGACAAGAAACAATAAGGTACCGGAATTAAGAATGACCATAAGAACACCTCCAAATATGGAACAGGATTTAGTTGGTGGTATCAACAATAATGGGAGCATCGGAACCGGCCTGGACAGTGGGAAGCTGGCCATTCCACTTTTCGTATTTTTGCTGCTGGATCAGTTCCGGGGTGAGGGACTGGGAGATCAGACGGTTGGCATCGGCCTGAGCCTGGGCTTCGATCAGTTTGGCTTCGGCGTTGATCTGAGCGGTTTCTTTTTCCTGGTTGGCTTTCGTGATAGCGACTTCTTTTTCTTTTTCGGCATTGACGTTGGCGGTCTGCTGCTCGATCTTAGCCAGCTCCAGATCCTGCTGGGCGTTGACCTTTTTCTGGACGGCGGCACGGGTTTCTTCGTCAGGATCAATGTTAATCAGGGAAACGGATTCAATGATGATACCGTAAGGCTCGAACTTATCCTTGAGGTAAGCGGTAAGTTCCGAGTTGAGGGAAGCACGCTGGTCGCCAAGCAGATCAATGACGGAATACTTGGCCGTGACCTCTTTGGTCCAGGACATGATGTTGGGCTTGATAAAAACCTCTTTGACGTCCTTGCCGGACTGACCCTTGAAACGGGTGAAGGTATCAGCGACATGATCGGGATCAAAACGGTAGGTAAAAGTTAAATCGACCGTGAGACCTTTACCATCATTGGACGGGACTTCAAAGGATTCATCGCCTTTGGAATCACCGTCCGAACCGGAGGTAAGGTAAGACTGTTCGATGCCGATGGTGTAGGTAGTAACTTTTTGGGTGGGTTTGACAAGATGGAAGCCCTGAGTAAGGGTGGTTTCCGCCACGCCGCCGTTCATGTTGTAAATGACGCCGACATAGCCAGCAGGAATACGGACAGTACAAAACAGAGCAATAACGATACAGAAGATGATGACAAGGGCAGAGATAACTGCGCCAACGGTTTTGTTCATTGAAAAAACTCCTTATTTTTTGTTGGTGAATTGACGGAAGAAATTGAGAATTTTGGAACCAAATTCATCATAGTGCGGGGAAAGCCAAGCCCAAAAAAGGATGGCTGCGAGGATTATGAGAAGGACAAATGCGACTGGAATGGAAACACCCCCTTTGAAAAAAGAGTAAAAAATAGAAAGCCCCGCAGAAAAATGTGCTGCGATGCTTTATGGCTTTTTGCTGAATAAGAATTCAGTGAAAGAGGATTCAGGGAATTTTAATTTTGTGATAGTGGCCGGAAAACGTTTCGGCATCGGGGATCAAAACTTCATGGCGATAATCTGTAGGATAGTTGGCTTTGAGCCAGGTGCGTTTTTCTTCGATCTGCGACCAGATGGAAGTGCAATCATACAAAGAATACCGCTCTGCGAAGCGGAGGAAATGTGGGATGATACCGCCGAAAATAACTTCATCATAAAGTTTGGAATCAGGGGAAGAGAGGTAAATATCCAATAAAGGACAAGATGAAATGGGGTGCTGATAAGAGATGTAAAGGAAATCGTCCTTAAACATGTGATTGGTGTGATAACAGGGCTGGTACCAAAGACCTTTGATGGAATCAGTGCGGAGATAACCCTTTGCACCATAGTAAGTGCCGGAAAGAAAACAGTCGGGAAGATCCCAATAGGTTAGTTTGGTAGGATATTTGCCCTGAGAGAAAAGGGTTTTAGACTCAGGGTCTAGCCAGTGGTCTAGCCAATGCTTAAGGCCGATGCGGCGAGTGGTATAAAGGTTGGCAGGGGTGGGACGGGATTTCATTTGGCAGCTCTCCTTCGATTTATATATCTTCTCCGTTGAAATTCATCATTAAGCTGAAAAAATTCTGGAGGGATAGAATTTGCACAGTCATAACGTTCAAGACAAAACAAACAGTCCACTTGTTCAGATTCAGGAATGTCACGACAAAGAGGAGAGGATAATAGTTCTTTCATACGAGAATAAATAAATTCATCAGAGAAAGATTGAATTTCCTGTTTTGTATATAACAAGATAAATTCCCCCTGAATAGAATCAAAAATAAAATCCCGGCAAACGACAAGTTCGAGCTGGCATAGCGAGAACTTGTAGGTTGACATTATCGTGACAAATTCAATCTTCCGGGTATGACCGGGAAGCGGTATGCGGGGCAGGCCGTGAAGGCGGTGCCTGTAGGTACCAGGGGCTTTGCCGGGAATATGAAACGCCGTGAAAGGCGAGACACCAAAGAAAAAATCATCCCACTGCTGATGATTGATTGGCTAGAATCAATGAACCCAGCCGACTTGGATAAGCGCTCGGATATGACCGGAGTGCGGTGCGAATTGAGCACGGTTGACCAGGGGGATGATGAGTGGCAGGTTTGGTTCTTGATCGGTGCTGCCGTACCGAACGGTGGTTTTTATGTTATCACCGATAAACCACCAAAAAACGATTTCAATCCCTTACGGCAAACCCATAAGGCTGGTACCCCCACCCTGACTTGAACAGGGATTGCGCACTAATCTGGTGCTAGGCGGGCTATAAGGCCGCTTCTCTACCATTGAGATATGGGGGCATGTTATACCGTCTATAGTCACCTGCGACTTAGGCGGTGAGGAATGCGCTGGCCAAGAGTATATTTGAGGTATACTTGGTAAGTACAAACGTTTTTAAGATACTTTAGTCCACGCAGAGCGCATGGAGTTTGATGTTTTAACAATTTTTAGTTTTTTGAGACTGGCAGACTTTTTGCCGCTTTTTGATGGAGCTTTGAATTCTACGCCTACATAACCATTCTTTCCGGCATGAGTGCTATGGACAACAAGAATTTCTCCGTTAAGAGAAACCAAATCACCGGGATTGAGGGCTACCTTTTTGCGGCGTAGAGCACGGTAGCCTTTACGAGTCCTTTTCCCTCGATACTTGTGCAGGTTCTCGGAATTCTTTTTATGGCTGCGGTTGATTCTACCGTTAAAGAGGCTTCTGCCGTTAGCCACTTTGCCGGTGCGGATGTCAATATACTGGGAGTCATGAAATTTTTTCGAGAATGCGGTTATTGCGTTTCACCTTTTTATAATGTTCAAACGCGCAGCGGTCAACTGGATGAAAGTTCCCCATTGCATACGCATCGTTGTTATGACACTTTTCAAGATGAAAGGCAATCCGCTTTTCCTTGGTCATCGCACCATAAGTGAATGTGACGAACAGCTTGCCAAAAGCAGTGTAAAGTTCATTGACGATTTGCCAGCGCACAGTATTCATAAATGCCGCACCGGAAAGATTGGCGAACTTTATATTTTCACCAAATCTGTAGAGCTTGCCGCCTTGTTGGTGGTTAGCCGGTGTATGGCATTTTTCACACACAGTAAGAAGTTCGCTGAGACTATTGCCGTGACGACCCTTCCAGTAGAACATGTGATGCACATGCAGAATTGCACCTTCATTAGCCTTGCGCCCGCAAACTTGGCAGGTATATTTATCGCGATAAAAAACCGCTTCACGTAGTGTGGCCAAATTGTAGCGAGGGCCTTTTTGATAATCTGCGCCTTCCGGTATAGCTTTACCCTCTTGGATGGCTTTTACAAGCATTGTGTCGAAAGAACCAACTTCAACAGTTACATGCGTAATAGGAACCACCTTGCAATACATCTTGATGACATTAACATTGAGTTCTTTCTTATGTTCAAGAGAGGGCGCAAGCCAACCTTTATTACGCTTACGATTATCGAAACGCGGCTTGCGGTAACGTAACCTGTTTCTACGGATGCGGCGCATCTTACGACAACTATCGTGGCAGTCTTTCTCATCCTGCAATGTATCATATTGTACAGACACATATTCGTGAGATTGGCTTTTCACGCTGATGCCAATGTAGTTGTAACCCACATCCTCGCAGATTTCGATGGGTTGAATATTCGTTTCGCTGTCATACAGCAACTGGATGGTAAACGGATGATGCTTAATAATTTTTGCCTTTCCGTCTTTCAGGAGATGGCGCACCTTGCCAAGACGGATGGTCGGCATCAGACGTTCGCCATTCTTACTGAGAACACAAGCGCAAGTGCTCATGCAAGGCACTCCTTTCGCAAATAATAAATCAATAAGTCAGGGCTTGCGCCCTGTGGTCCACATCGCCAATGTTGTTATACCGTTTTAGCCTTTCGACATGACGTTCGCACTTCTCCTACCCTCAGAGATGTTTAACGAGCCGTCCGCAGAGCTTACCACTTGTGGAGCATGAG